GGACATTTGGCAGTAACCCATTGCAACCGACCATTCTCTGTCTATCTGCTGGGGTAAACCTAGGCAATTGACCCAGCCCACCTTACGGTGGAGGGGCAAGGGGCAGGATTCGAACCTGCGACCAACGGCTCCATAGGCTAGAACAAATCACGGCCGCCCCCCTACAAGGGGATAATTGGTATGGTGATTCGCTTTTTCGTTGCTCTACCACTGAGCTACCCTTGCCATGAACTGTGGTAATCTTACCACAGTCACGAACAAACGTCAAGTCTGTTACTGCACAATGAAGGGCATTCCTGCCTGCTTCATCTTCTCGATACTGCTTCTGTCCTCGGAGAACCAAGCAGCTCCGTCCTCTGTCTCTCCCCACTCAAAGCCGGCACTCTCCAGGCCTCGATGGGTTGGGCCTACACCAAGGATGATCGCAGACTTTCCCTTGTCCCTCAAATGCTGCAGGCCATGCTTAGTTCTAGTGATAAGCCTGGACCCGGGACCACTTACCTCGTAGGCGTAGTACCTCTGGACATCCTCCCTGGGCTCTGGAAATTGGCCAATCAGATTCCCAAGGTCATCAAATACCAGGGTCGCCTGCTCTGCACCAGCCTGGTTGAGCATTGTTACTTGATACGGCATGGTTCCTCCTCTCATGGTCTCTCTTCTCCGATCATCCGCTTCCAGGTCAGCCAGACAACGGCCTGTGCCTGGGAGGGTGACGTGCCCATGATTTTGGCGAGAAGGCGATAATCCTCTGCTACTGCCTTGTATCGCTTGCCAGCTACTCTTGGGCCTTTCCCTCCACAGATAACACGGTCTCCGGCCCATGCGTTATACGCATGTGTGTCAATCACCACCTCGTCTGGGTGGCCTGGGTCTGCAATGCACTTCGCAAATGAGCAGACCTTGTCGCCGGACAGGGGCTCTGTGGATTGCCCCTCAATAATGGCAACTGCCTTTTCTTGGTTCCTCCTGAATGCCGTAAGGGGGACGTCTGTCTCCCCTTTTGCCCAGGCATCCAGCAATGCTTTCGTGTCCTTAATGTTACTGCTCCAGCGGACACGAGGGCTCAATGCGGCCATGGCGCCAGCCACAACCTCAATAGGCATGTCGTGCTTGGTGGCCAGGTCCCTGACAATCTCATGGGCCTGGTCATACCACGCCATGCCTTCTTGCATCTCTTGGGGCGTGGCTTCCGCATACACCCCAACAAGATTCTCTAAAGACATGGTTCCCTCCTTGAAATAGAAATAGGGTGCAGGACAATCCCTGCACCCTCCCTTGGCAGTCACAAGGCCAAGCCTGAGCCGATAGGCTACTCCACCAAAGCCGGCACCTGACCTTATTGCTTACTCACTTTTTGGGCTATTGCAGCGAGCACACACATGGAGATCATTGCAATAGCAAGCCAGAATCCAAACTCAATCTCCATCCTCCTCCACCTCGAGACCAAGCTGCGCATTGAAGCTAATGAGAGCTACCTTGAATCCGGCCTGGATAAGCTTGGCGAAAACCCCTGTCGCCTCCTCCCTTCTGAGCACTACGCTACACTCAAAGGGATGCTCTGGGCCCTCATCCAGTAACTCCAGGCCTGCATGTTCGGCGGTCAGCCTGGCGTGCTCATTGTAGGTCCACAGAATAGGACAATCCGCCCCATCCATAAAGGCTATGGCCCCCTTGGGCACCATGGGCAAGGCTGCCTTGTACACAGAGAAATTACTCATTGGTCATTCCTCCAGTCGTCCGGGCCCCTTTGCCAGTAATGGAAAGAGGGAAACGCCCGGGTGTCCGCACGTGTTGTGCCCATTGTTCCACATACATGCCGTGTGGTCATTGAGGCATTGCCAGCCAGGGTCATCCTCGTTGTCGTCCCACTCTCGCACACAGGCAAAGCGGGAGTCCCTGTAATGCCACGTCTTCGGGTCCTGCAGCGGCTTCAGCCTGCAAATGCGCAGGGCCTGTAGGATATCGTCTAGGTCCCACTCCTCATCATCATAGGGAAACCCCGCGCCAATGAGCATGTCTGTGACGTCGTCCATCACGTCACTCGCGCTCGTGACCATGTTGTGTCCTCCCCCTTCACTTTTCCTTTCTGTGCAAATCCCCCAAAAAATTTTGGGGTTCTGCTCAAATTCCCAGATGGGATGCGCCAAAAAAACAGTAACAAATGGGCCCTTTTCTAATAACGTCCCGCCAGGCTCAACTTGCATTTCCGTCGGAAACTGCTTCCCGTATATGCCAACCCGCATCCTCAAGGGAGGCTCTGAAGGCATCCAGGTCCTCGGGCGCCACACCTGCCTTTTGCAGATGGTGCACTGCCATGTTAGGGCCCATGGAGACAGATGTCAGAAAGTAGGGCCAATGGGCAGCAAGGCCCACTGCGCGGTCCCTGGCAGTGTACTGGTATCCCTTCCCACTAAGCTTGCGGAACTTCCACTTCCGCACCGTGATCCGAAACAGTGTTGCGACCCCAGAGGACAGATTCCATATGTCGTGTTCTCCTTGTCGCCGGTTCCACGATGCCGCCTCATTCCTTGTCAGTTTCATATTTCTTTTCCCTTTCCCCCTTCCATTCCTCCGCCTCATCATAGTGGAGGGAGGTACTTGCTAGTGGGTCATCCGCGTATCCAACTGGAGACAGCTCAACGGTCACTCCGTGCTCGTGCATGTACACATACACCTGGAGGGGGCCGGTGGTAATCCACACAGACGCCTCCTCCCCCTCCAGGATGTAATCAGGTTCGTTATTGGGGTCTGGGACCAAGCAAAAGCCCATGTGCTTCAAGCCCCCGCCTAGCCACCGAATGATGTGCTGCCTATTCATGCGTCTCGTCCTCTGCCCTCACCACATCCAACATCTTCACTGCGTTCTCTAGGGCTGCCATGGGGGTTTCCCCTATCGCCAGGACCTCCAGGTCGCAAAGGGACAGGGTACAAATGATGTCGGTGCGAATGACCTTGTTGCTGCCACCGAGGTATTCAGGCTGCGACCTGAAAGTCACCGTAAAGTCGTCTGCAAGCAGCGATTGCAAGCTGGTGCGTTCCTGCGAAAGAGGGCGCGTGGGCATAAGAATCGCAAAGGCAGTCTTTCCATCGGTGCTTCCTAAGAACTCGGCGTCAATGACAAAGGGCGTCCTGCCTCCAGATGTAGGGTCCTGGTAGAGGCTAATGCACTTGCTGCGATGTGTAGTGATACCCAGAGCGCAGTCCCTGAGCCGGTTCACGTCTAGGGATGCAAGATGGCTCAGGTTCTCCCGCTTGGGGATAACCCGGCTTGTATCTGGATACTTTCCCTCTCCCCAATGGTAGACCGTGCCCTCCAAAGTGCGGATGGTCTTGGCCTCTGTGTCAAGAAACAGGATAGGTAGCATAACGCTTGACAGTATCTGGGCCTCTTCCACTGCCTCCCAGGGTATCAAGCAATCGGGGAGCGCCTCTGTTTCGGAAACCACCGGTAGGCTAATCAGCATCATCCCGTCAACCGCTTCCAATGTGCGCGTCTTGGGGTTCAGGTGCACATAGTGCAGTGTCGGCCGGCTGTTATCCCTCTTAGGAATGGCCTTTGTGATTTTTGCCTTAGAAAACCGTATCTCTACTTCCACGCTCAAGAAACCTCCTTATCTTTCGTTCCCACCTGGCCTGCATGGCCGGTGAGACAAGGGGGATAAGGGAGGGGGGAATGCTTACTGGAAGATTCCACGCCCTCCGCATCCGATTCAAGTGGCGGGTTAGGCGCAGGGACCTATCCCTGCGCTCATGGTCCCGCCAGTCTGGGTCAAACAAACCCGCAAGGAAACCCGCAATTCTACGCATGAACTCGCACCCTCAGGATAAACATACGGTCGCCAGAGTCATTGCGCTGCACCTCAAGCCTCAGGGACTCCCACTGAATGTCGTAGGAGTCCCCCACTTCCCCCTGTTCAAACTGGAGTCTCCGTGACAGTTTCTCAGTCGCTGCTTCCAGGCAGTCTCCTTGGCCATCAACCCACCATCCCGCCATCCATTCCCTCCCCAGAGTAGAGTTTCAGAACACGCAACTTCTTGCACCGAATTGCGCCCTTGCGCGTGATAACCCACTCACCGTCCCTGACGTAGCAGACAACCAATGGGACACCCGGATACCGGTAAAGCATCCACTCAAGGCTGGCTGCGTAGATGCCGGGATGACAGGATGTTGCAGAATCAAAGCTCAAGTTGGGAGCCGTGTAAGTGTACCCTGGCATGTACCTGGTGCGAGGAACTATGTTCGAGCTTGTGAGTGTCCTGAAAACAATGCGCCCACCATACCGGTTGGGTGGGCATTGCCTGCAGAACGTTCTTTGCAGCTCGAGTAGTTTTCCGTCCATGGAGGTGGCGTACCAACATAATCCGGCCTCCTCCTCTAACTGGGCTCCCATAAGATTCGTCCCGCTCAGGTTCGCACCCTGCAGATATGCCCCCTTCAAGTTGGCTCTAACCAGGGTGGCCCTGAAGAAGTTCACCTCTCGCAAACTCGCGCCATGCAAGTCTGCGTTGGACAGGTATGCTTTACATAGGCACGCTCTATCCAGATTGGCGCCAACCAGGTTGGTGCTACTCAGGTGGGCTGAGCACAGCTTGGCTCCGCTCAGGTCGGCCTTGCCTAGGTCAGCCCCGCTCAGGTCGGCACTGCGCAGGTCGGCCTCACGCAGTCTGGCCCCACGCAGGTCTACCCTAAGCAGGTCGGCCCTGCTTAGGTTAGCGTGGAGCAGCTCGACCCCACGCAAGTTGGCACCGCACAGGTTGGCTTTGCCCAGGTCGGCCCCCGACATGATGACCCCGCGCAGGTCGGCAGCGAGCAGGTCTGCGCTCCGCAGGTTGGCCTCGCGCAGGATGGCCCCTCTCAGGTCGGCCCCCTGCAAGTGGGCCCCCCCCAGGTCAGCACCGTGCAGGTCGGCCTGCTTGCCGGCTTGTTCCCTCCGAATCCACAATAGATGGTCTTCTAGAATCTTCTTCAGATGTTCTTCCGAAACGGCAGACATCATTCCTCCTTCCCGGCCCCTCTCTCGGCCCTATTCTGCAGCTCTGCTATGTACGTTGCCAGGTACGACTGTGCTGCCCTATAGCTAGTAGCATCCTTGGCATACACCTTGATATCCTTGAGCATGGTGCTAAGGTGTTTCAGCTTCCTAAGGACATCCTGTATGGAGGGCACCGCAGCCTGCCGGCCAACATATCCCTGAAAGAGACGGCGAATCTTTCTCAGGTCTGCCTCCTTTAGCTTTTCTAGCTCATCCATGGCATCCTTAACCGGGCGAAGAACTTCATTGGCAAGAAGTTCTTCATTGCCTACATACAGCGATATCCTTTTCGAGCTGTCCAAGGCACTCACACGATACTCGTGGGGCAACCTTGTCCACGCACCAGAAAGGACAAACACGTACTCCTCGGCTATCTGGTGAATAACCTCTTGCCAGTATCCGTACCGGTCGTACTCTCCCCAGGGCTTGAATAGGTCCTCTCCTACCTGATGGAACGGCTTGATGTACGGCTGCTCCACCCCCACCTCTTGGACCGTGTCTTTGGTGTAGGTGACGGACATCACCACCTCATGGTGATACTTCTCGATGCAGACATAGACTTCGTGGAATCTGCGGTACGCAAATTCTGTGTCAAGGTCAGGCCACTTTCCATCACGGTCCCTAGGCCTGCAAAGAAGAGCTTCTTGCTTGTCGTACTCCTTCGCAGAGAGCTCGGGCCACCCCTCGACCTTTGGAACGGCCTTGGTCAAGATAGGCACGGTCCTTACTAGGTCCAGGGTAAGGGGCAGCTTGGCCTGATACACCTGGTTGGAGTAAGGCACAAGCGGCTCCATGTTGTAGCACCAGTTTCCTTCCCTGGACGACTGGTTCCGTAGCTTGAACATTGCCGTGTCCCCACTGCGGATAATCTCAATGTCAGGATGCACTAGGCACCTCCTTTAGCAGTGTGAGCAAGAGGCGGACCCCTTCCTCCGATAGATAGAGCGCGATAATCCCTGACAAGACTTGTGAAGAATAGCCTTCTTGGTGGGCTACACCCACTCGCTCAAACTCTGCCTCAACTTCTTCACGAAGATTCTCCAGCCTTACATACTTGGCTTGATACTCCGTGCGCTTCTTCTCCTGCTCTGCCTGGATTACCTCGTATTCGTCCCACGTTGCGTAAAGCTCCTGGGACCTCACAAACCGCTCTTGTGTACCGCTGCTTCGGTGTAAGCGCACCCTATGCCACCCTCTGTATCCATCGGACCAGGGAACACTTTTCTCCAGAATGGTAGCGCGAAAGGTACGGGAATACCGTCCTCGCCGGTAAGCGTAATCCTTGCCTACCGTAATGTCTCTTGCTCGCATAGCTCAAACTCCTCGGGTTGGGCAATGCCTAACGCATCGCGGATACTCTCGGCTAGGTCAAGGACCATCTCTCCGGCAGCAACCTCCTCTGGCCACGACTCGGCCCTGGCCTCCTCGTCTGCCTCCACACATTCCAGTGCCGCCAGCAGCAGCTCGTGAAGCCCACCGGTTTCCAGGCCCTCCAGATTTTCCGTCGGAAAGTTTTCACAGGCATTGAGACAAGCTGTTATCCGGTCAGCCACTGTCACCGTCAGGGCACTCGCCACCAAGAGCAGCCTGTGCTTCTCTGTCCACATGAACACCTTCGCTCCGTCTGTCAAGTACAGCCTCTTCATTGTCTACCTTTCCGTTGTGCTCTCCACACTTCCAGCAACACCAAATGCCATCGATGTCCTGGAGGCGCGGAGAGCCACAGACCTTGCACGCTGCCGGCCTCACGCAAACAGCGCCTTGAGGATTTTCTCTCGCTCCCACGACTTATTCAGGTTCTCACGGGCAGCGGAGATCATGGCCGTGACAAGGAGTTCTACAATCCCCTGGACTCCCTGTATGCCAGCCGTGACAATGGCATCACGGTTCTCTTCAAGCCATTGCTTCCAGATGGGAACTACCTCGGTCGCCAGGAAATCCCCGATGACCTTTTCCATCTTCTCGTCCATAATCCGGTTCATGCGGTACATGTTCCGGTCTACCTGGCTCTCGATGAGTTGGGCCCGGGTCTTCTTCATGATTTCCAGGGCCAGCTCCTGCTTGAGTTCTTCCGTCATGATAAACGGATTTGCCTCTTCTGTCCTTGTTTCGTCGCTCATCTTTCATCCCTCTCTAAGTCAAAGAAATGGTCGGCGGCCTCCCAACGCTCGCACTCAGGACACGCTCGCTCGCTGCGGTCTACAGAGTGCTCACAGACAGGCCCCTGCTCAAAGTGAGTAAATTCTGTAAGTTTGTAGACATCCTGCCATGAGGACTGACAATCGTTACAACAAACCTCACACCAGGCATTCAGGCCATCTGACTGGATCTCGCCTGGGGTAATGTTGCGCTGTCCGCAACTTGGACATCTTTGCCCTTTGTACTTCAGATACCAACTGTTGCTTCTCATAGCACCCTCATCTTCGGCTTCTCGTTGAGGTAGACAAGGAGCACAATGATGGCGTGACACAGCTTGCAGTGGTCCCACGTCTCATTGTCCACCTTACGCATCCTGCAGTACGGGCACATCATCCTCCTCCATTGGGGGTGCTGTTCTTACTGCAATCCCTGCCTGGAATAGCGTGAGAACGGCCATTGCCCGACGCCCTTCTAGCTTGTTTATGTGGCTCCCCACGCTCCTCATGTACCACACCCGGGCCCCAAACGCAGTGACTCCCTCCAGCTTCACGAAGTCATCATCCTCTAGAGATGCGCCCGTTACCTGCCCGTCAAGCAGCTCAAAGAATGTGTCCAGGCTGGACACATACAGGCTGGGGATTCCCTTAACCACAACCGATGATAGGCTGATGCCTTTAGGGATCTCCCCTATGCGAGCAAAGTAGCCCACAGTCTCATTCCATGCCTCACTCACCCTTCTGGCTTCTTCTAGTTCCATGGTGCCTCCCTTTTTAGTCAATGGCGTTGTCTAAGCCGATAGGCAATTCCACAAAAAATAAGGGCCTTGGTGGGCAAGCATCTTGCCCACCGTAACCCTTACTGCCCAGACTCCAGGTCCTCCAAGACCTGGTCCATAGGAACTGGTGTCGCATTCCAGTCCGGTGCAGACTGGATGAGCTCCACGGCCTTCTGACAGGAGGGGTCTTGCCCTTCACATGCTTCCTCACAGGAACAAAGAACAAGGACAAGTACGAGAAGAAGAATAAGCGCAAGCCTCATCACACCCTCCTGTGTTTCAGGCCTCGGGCCTGGCGGTACGCAGCCATCCGTGCCTGTCGCTGGGCCTTCCGTTTCCTCTGCAGATGCAAGTGGTGATTCTTGGGCGGCTGGCTACCACCCCGGTGCTTGCCACTGCCATAAGGACGTGCAGTCTTCCGGTCCCGGCTCCACAGAATATGAAGGCGGGAAAGAAACTCGAACGGTTTCACGTTCATGACTCACTTCTCCTTGAGATGATTGTTATACTCCTCGAGGGCTTGCTCATAAAGCACCCACCTCGGGTCCATGCGGTCTAAGCCGTCAAGCTCTTTTCGCAATCTGATTACGTGCTCCAACAGCTCTAGCCCGTCAGGGCACATGTCCACTAGCCCAATACCCTTTAGGTCGCACATCGTCGCTCCTCATACACCCAGCCTGCAGTATTTGACAGGAAGGGGCGCACCGTGCACCCCTCCGTGTTTCTTAGTCCGACTAGGGTCCGGATCTCAATGGCCACCTGTCTCACGACATCGCTCTCTGGACTATCGTGGGCGATGTGCATGACCAGCTCGTAGTCCTTCGAGGAATGCCCTGGCTGAATGTCATACTCCTCGATGTGCAACACCAAATGCGTTGGCATCGCGTAGTAGGTAATAGTCACACCATCCATGCAAAGTCCTCCTTCTCGAAGGGAATTGCCCCCTCGTCGATGAGATGGAAAATGGAGTCGAGACACCAGTCATCCAGATGTCGCTTCTCACGAGAGAGGATGTACCCACCGGGCAATGTGGAAAGGGGCTCACTCCGGAGCACCATGACCTGGTCCCCGGGTCGCCTGTAGAAAAACATGGCCTCAGACCCCTCCCACACAGCCAAAGCTGCAACGGTAAGAAAGCGCTGTAGAAGCCTCAGGGCGGCCCATGCAAACGGGTCTTTCTCGTGCCTAGGGACCTGCTCCACCAGCCGACGGGCCACAGACATATTCTCCAACAACGCCAATCGTCTCAGCAACTTATCGTCGTACATTGTTCCTCCTAAGTGTTTGCCACCGGGGGCAAGGTTAGATTACCACAAACGCGAACGTATGTCAAGGACAGATTGGGTATTGACACACGTTCGGAAACAGGGTATAATTCCCACCAGGACGGTACGCAGCCCAAAATTAGGAAGGGAGGGTAAAATGGAGAGGCCCATTGCAGACAATCCGCTGGCGAAGTGGTTGGCCATGCGGATGGCTGATTGGGAGGACCCCCTGACTAAGGTTAGGGGCCTTTCAACCAACCGGGCCGCAGAGTTAACGGGGGTCTCCCAAACGATGCTTTGGGAGATTGTCAAAGTAGAAGGCACTGTACCCCGTCCCGATGTGCTGGCCAGGATTGCCGATTTCTTTGAGGTCTCCTCCCTAGTACTCTTTGAGCTGGCATACATTGATAGTGACGAGTTGGAGGGGCTCACTGCTACAGAACGTGCACAGGCCACCGAACTCTTTCACATCATTGCAGAGCTCCCTATGAAAAGGCGGCGGGAGTTCTCTGAAGCGCTCCTGGCACACGCAAAATACCTTAGGGGGATCATAGAGACAGAGAATGAGCGAGAGGATTAAGCGAGAGCTACTACTGGCCCATTGGCAACTGCTTCCACCTGAGGACGGTGCCTCGGGGCCCCGCCTGATTCTATGGGCCATCAGGCACGAGGGCTACCGGTTGGCCATGCTGCACTTAGGCCGGCTGCTACTGTTGGAGTCGCGGCGATAGAAAAAAGTGGGGCAGGTCCCGGCCTAACCTGCCCCACTCTATTCATCTGTAGAACTACTTGCCCGTACTGCTAGAAGGGCAAGGGAGGGTCTTCCTCTTCATACTCGACCGGCGCCGTGCTGCCTGCATCGCCATTGCGATTCCCGCCCAGCATCTTCATGGTGCGAGCGGTAATCTCGTAGCTGGCGCGGTGCGCTCCGTCGTTCGCCGTCCAGACCCTCGGCTCCTGGCTGCCACCGCTGGCCTCCCCAGACATGGTCCCCTCGATGAAGACTTGGGAACCCTTGTGGAGGTACTGGTTGGCCGTCTCGGCCAGGCCGCGCCATAGCGCCACGCGGAACCAGGTGGTCAACTCCCAGTTCTTGCCGTTCTGGCTCGTGGTCCAGCCCTGAGGGCAAGAGCGCTCGTCGCCAGTCGGCAGCCTCTTGCTGATGCTCTCCTTGGTCGCCACACTAATGTTGCAGACGGGAATCCCGTCCGGCGTGTAGCGCAGCTGCGGCTCCTGGCCCAGATGTCCAATCAAACTCACTTTGTGGAACATTTTCCTTCTCCTTTGGTTGTATAGATTTGGTTTGGTCTTCTGTTCCGCACGTGGATATTGTACCACGATTAAGAACGTTGTCAACGCCCGGTTGGGCAATCTCACAGTCTTGCGCGACAGCGCTCCTGTACTCGTCTATCGCCAGGTCAGAAATGCGCAGAGCAAGGTCTGACACCTCCCAAGGCGAATACTTTCCTGTTCTGACCTTGAGGTATAGGGCTGTCGCAAGCTGCTCGATTTTCCACTGGTTCTTCATGGCGTGCCCCTTTCTCTAGTTTCGCCATGTAAATGATGCTCGTGGCCTTAACGCGATAGCGTTGGGGTAAATAGGCCCCCGGCCTGCAGCAGATTGTCTCCCGGGTTAGGCCAGTCTTAGGGTCCCGGCAAAACCCAAGGCCCTGCTAGTGAATGGGCCCCTGACCTCAGGCGAGTAATGGCCTGCTGGGCAGGCCCCAGGGTCTGTCTGAGACAGACTCTGGAGTTTGCCAAGCAAGAACTGTGTACTCATGGTCTCCCCCGATAGGGGATATCAGGGGAGACCCGGACACAGCTAGGAGGCACTCGCGTACACGCAAGCGCCCTTTACCGTGAGACCCATGGTGAATGTCCCCTGGGGGACAGGGGTCTCTTTGGAGACAATGCCGACCACCCGCCCGTCTACCACGGCGGAGAACCGGACCTGGCCATGCAACGTGGTGATATCGAACATCACCTGCTGCTCACCTACCAGGTCGTTCGCGTTGTTGGCCCACTCGTTCTTCTCCAGGCCAACAATGGTGGCATTGCGCGGTGCCTCGGGGGTGGACGGCAGGCTGGCCACCCTCTCTGCAATTTCCGTCGGAAACGCAGCAAAGGCCAGCGAGCCGGTGCCCTTGGCATTCTCCGCGTGAACCGCATGCCAGATGGCAGCAGCCCACTCGGTCGGATTCTCCACCTGCCGCGACCACGCCTCCAGGGATTTGAAGAGCTTAGAGATGGCCTTCTTGTCCCCGGCACGGAGAGCCGTGCGCACATTGGCAGCATACCTCACTGCCAGCCCACGAGCTGCATCCATGTGCTGGTCGGGCTTGGAGAACAGGCCGGTGAAGTGCCATAGGGGAAGGGCCATACCCTGGTAAGGAACCCACAGGGCATTGACCTCCCGGATGAGGCAGGATATGGTGTCCATATCCCGCTCGTGCACTTTCATCGGCCGGGCATGGTAGGCATCGCGGTGTTCACGGTCCCATGCCCATGTGAGGTCTGGAATGGACGTGTTGCAGGCATCAATGAAGTCGGTGTCGTTGTCTACGTTGAACTTGAACTTGTCAACGGCGACCTGCAACTCCTGGGCAAGTTGGACAACTGCGTTATGGTTGCCGGCAGCGCCAGCACGGGCAATGAGCAGGGCCACATTACCCACCATGTTGTCCACATTGCTCATAAAGACCTCGGCCAGCCCCTGGGCACTCAGGGGGGTGGCCCTCCTATCCTTGACCTTGACCACATTCACAGTGGGGCGGTCGGCCCAGTTCTCCATGTCCTGGGACAGGGCGGGATAGGTGGCTGACGGAACCACCTGGAAGTAGTCCCCGTCGAAATCGCCACCCAGCACGGCAGCGGTCTCATGGGACATCCAGATGGTGCCCTTGAGGCTCTGGACGGGCGCGACGTTGACCCATTTCCGAACGTCACCCCAGAACCTGATGGGATACCGGGTCACAAGGACATCTCCGACAGGGATGTCGCTGGTGGCCACCACCCCGAATGGCAGGGTGTCATCCGGTAGCCCCATAAGGCCGGTCAGGAACTGCCCACCACCGGTTGCGAGGTGCTGCCACCGTCGGCGCAGCATGTCGCTCACCCGCCGAACTACGTGTGGGTGCCGGGACAGGTAGCCACTGTGGTCTGCTCGGAGAACGTCGATGAGCAAGACCTCGGCCTGGTCATCTTCCCCGTCCTCTGTGTCGATGCTGGGCACAGAGTATAGCCGGAGAAGCTCGGCAAGTGCCCTGACATCTGCCAGGGCGGCAACCAGTTGGGCTGCTCCCTCCTTGACCCTGGGAAGGATGTCGGCCTCTACCGCTGCCCAACTGAACCACTGGAGCATCTGCCAGCCCATCTTGGTCGGGGTGGGCTTGCTCCAGTTCACGACACCCAGGACCAGGTCCCAGGTATACGTGCCAGGGCCAGGCTTGTTGCTGCTCTTGAAGCAGCTCCGGGGCAGAATCAGGTCTACCCCGTCTGGCCAGGCGAGGGACACATCTGGGATGCAGAATGTGCCCTTGGCCAGCAAGCCACCGGCCAGGACCCCTAGGCGGAACTGTGCGGCCTGTTGCACAACACCACCAAGGGCGGCATAGACTGCCCGGCTCGCCTTGCCGTGGCAATCCCCGGTGTCGTACTCCCCATCCTCCACCACCCGAACCTTCAGGGTCATGGACTGGGGGTACGCACCCCAGCACGGCGTGAGAAGGATACTGCCATAGGCAATGGCCTCCTCAGCCGTGCGCCAGAAGAGCGAGGACACTTTCCCAGTCTGGGAAATGATGGCCTGTCCGCTCTTTCTGGCACTTGTGGCAAAGTCCAGGTGCCACCCCTTGTCCTGAAGCCCTACCAGCAGGCGTGTCATCCACTGGCGGTGCTTGGGCTTGGTGCTGACCTGGACTACTGCCAGAGGCTCTCCCACGAGAGCCTCGTAGAGTGTGTGGAGGTACGGCACGGTCCCCTCCCACACCAGGGTGAGAATTGCGAGAACGGCGAGCTTCATCTGGCCCTCCTTCCATTTGAAGCTTAGTTCTCTGACAGGAAGGCGTCCTGTCGCGCCCGGGTATGGAGGTACCCGGTAAGGATCGTCCCCCTACAGGGGGGACAGAAAAAGAGAGAGCCACAGCCCTCTCTAATGACCGAACTCTGCAACCATTGCGTCCCTTCCCACATGCTGAAGGGAGACGCTGCCAAAGGTGGCCAGAAGGTCCCGCACGAAATTGCGGTACTGGATGAGGTTTGGGGCCTTGCACTTCCACGGCTTGGTCACCTGAAGCTGGTTGATGACCAGGCTCGAGTCTCCCTGAATAACCAGGGAGAAGTTGGCCGGGCTAGACACCTTGCTGATGCGGCCGTGGAGGTCTACCACGGCTGCCTGGAGCGCCCGGTACTCGGCCTCGTTGTTGGTCACGCCGGTCCCGAAATCAAGGCGTTGCAGGACCTTGCGGCCATCAGCCGCCTCGATGCTGTAGGAGCCATAGCCCTCAGCGTTGTCGGTTCCGTTTCCCCTAGAACCACCGTCAAACCTGATGAGGTAGTCTGCCACGATACACCACCTTTCTGCCCACGCCGTGGGCCTAGCCCTTAGAAATAAGATAAGATCGGGGGAGGTGGCCTGCCTCCCCCTGGGTACCCATGTCCCGCACTCACTACAGGTGGCGGGTGTTACCTCCCCTGTGTTCATCTGCTCAGTGCTGGGGTACACGAGCAGTCTAGGTCATCTGCGTGGTATCATACTCGTACACGACCAAGGGGATACCAGTCCCTGGCTCGGCATGCTTGGTTAGGCGGCATGCTGCCTACACAGGGCCAATTTGCGACAAGGGGACCCTCCATTACCTTGGGCACAGCACACATACGTCTACTCACGGCCCTGTGCCCCAGCCGTTTTCAACGTCCTACCCTCTCCTGGATTTTCAGAAACAGGGGAAGGAACCAGGCAGGCCTCCCCCTTGCGCTCCTGTGGAGCGGCTACACCACTCTGTTCGTGGTGAGGCTTACAAGAAACGAGCGGCGAACCGCTCGTGGTCTTCCGCGATAGCGGAGATTTCTTCCTCGGTCTGGAGCCGCCAGTTAGCGGCTTCTTCAGCTTGTGCCTCGGCCTCATAACGGGCCTGGGCGTCCCAGGCTTGTTCCTGCTCACGGGTTGTATACAGGCTGTAGCCCCAGTACCGGGCTTCCTCTTCCGCATGTGCCTGAGCAAGGGCATCAGCAGATAGGGTATGTATATACTCCATCCGCCTCTCGGCTTCCTCGCTACGGCAGTACTCACACACCTCGAACGGGGCTGGGGCCCAACCATGTACCCCACACATGATTTGGGCGCCGGCTTCCACAACCCCGGGCTCGAGTTCGAGCTCGAACAGGGCCTCATCTACCGAGGCCCAATCGCTGACATCATTGTCAATGTAGCAGATGCCACCTTGATTGTCAGGTGGCGTGCCCTCAATCTCGAAAACTAGCCTTATTGAGCCGTTCATACCAGCCTCCGAATTGGGGGACCCCCTATTGTGGTCTCACCCCGATCTGGCCCCTGGGCGGGGGGCCATGTATTTAGCTGTAAGGCGCCGACAGGCAGTGATTAGGCCACAGGGACCTCAACTACCACCTCGTAGCCATGCCGATAGCGCCGATTCACCCGGCGCCGACTTTTCTTCTCGGACAGGGTGATGCCCTGCTCCTGCAGGGACTTGAACTCGGCCCAGGTCATGGCCTCCTTGGGCTTGCGCCCTTTCCCGTTCTCGACCACCAGAACCAACCGGTCCTCTGGCTGGACCTTTGTGGACGTTCCGTCGAAATACACCTTTGTCGCTGCCATTGTACTCTCCTTTCAAGAGTCAAGATTCACGGTCTAGGCCGATAGGCCCTAGTCGTTAGAGAACGCATTCTGGACCCAGTCCTTCTTCCAGGCTGGGACGGGAGTGACATGGAAGGACCAGTTGCCGTCCCCCATCCGCTCGGCAAGCCATGTCGATTTTGGCGTCTCTAGCCTAGAAAGCACACAGGCCTGGCGCTGGACGTTGCGCCTGTGAGCCTTCATGGCTTCATGGAAGTTCAGGAAGTCACGGGTATCCACGTGATATCCTTCTGCGTCCCACAGCACTGCATGAAGCGAGTAGTGGAAGTGTAGCATCAAGCCCTCCAATGGGCGAGGCCCTTTCGTCCTCTACCCGATCACCCCCTGGTGGTCAGCAATGAAGGCTGGCCGGGGGGCTGTATTCGGTTGTATTTCTGTACTGCGGGGTTCGACTAGAGCCGGAAGCCGAACCCTGTGCCCCCCTTGGGCAGGGGCTGGCTGGGGTCCCGGAAGTTGCAGACCCTGTTGCAGGAGCTGCACCGGCTCCCGCATTTCCTTATGGCCTGCTTCTGGACCCCAATGTCCTCCAACGTCTTGCCGGGCGCGTCAACCTGCGTGGTAATCACTTTCCGTCCCAGCTTCATCTTCCCTCCTTGGGGGAATGACCCCTCTCAGTTTCCGTCGGAAATTCCTCTACGGCGAGATGGCAGGGACTACTCGCGGAACTCGAGTTCCTCTGCCTCTGCCCAATCCTTGCCCTGGGAAATGGCGGACTCCCTCGTGTTGCAGCCCCAGCCCGTCTGCCAGGGCTCATAGTGGCCGGGCGTCTCCAGGCTTGAGTTGCTGTAGCTGACCCACACAAGCAACTGAGGCTTCCACCCCCCTATGCTCAAGTACACCGATATGTAGGGCGGATGGGTCTTGGACTCCCAACACTCCCGACCACTATTCCATTCCATTGCACGACTCCTTTATGGGGATGACGATAGGAGAGTCAATCCCCAGGCTTTTACGGAAGTCAAACAGCTTGATGGAATCGGGGCTAATGGTCATCTGGCAAATGTACACGCTCTGCGCGTAGAGGTTGCCCCAAACCACACTTTCGTAAGAGTCATAGCGCAACCGGTCAGGCCGATAGGAGGATGCCGAATATCCCACCATGCCGCTCAGGGTGACGGCTATCATCGGGATGAGACCACGAGCCCTCATGATGATATTGCGCTCAATGGCGTCAGACATTGGATATTTCCTTTCTAGGGCAACTTGCCCTGGCTCGCCCCCTGTGCTATACTTAGCGTCACGGTGACACTAACTGACAAAGGGCTGAACTATGAACAAGAGTGTGGAAATCATCCCAGCAGAGGCAGTAGAGAAGGAGACCGTCCTGCTCACTCCAAAGGACCAACGTGACTGGGACCGTGTCTTAGCGGTGCGTGCTGCCTTTCAGGAGGGGGCAACGAACATCAAGGCAGCCTGCGAGAAGGCGAATGTCTCTCGCCAGGTGTTCTATGACAGCATCAAGAACCCTCTTATCCAGGAGGCAATTCTTTCCGAAATGCGTGGCCTTGATGCGATAGCATCGGAGGTCCTATCTACCTGGTGGGTACGGGTCCTTGTGAACATGTCGAATATCGCCACGTCTGGCGATAGTAAGGAAGCGGTTCAGGCGGCGAGGTTTCTCCGTGATGTGAAGATGGACCTAGAACGAGATAGTCAGTCTAGCGGGGTGGGGGGGAGTTCTGATGCTCGTCGGATTATTGATGCGGTCATGGGGCATCAGGGGAAACGCCTGAAGTTGCGCCAAGTCACTCAGGAGATAGAGGTAGAGGATGGGGAGATTGTCGTCAATGTCCAGTAATCCCCCCACTCTCCAGAAGGTTTCCGTCGGAAAATCTTGCCTACTCCTGGAAGCCTCGCCAGCATAGAAACAGCGGTACCCCCGGGCACATAGTTCAGGGGTAAGGTAAGCTGCGTGCCCGGGGCCTCACTTGTTACCGGTTAGGCCATAGCCCATAGCTTGGGAACAGGATTTGGGTTGGAAATATTACCCCATTCGGGGATTCCCAAGATCGCCGGCAGCCACCTGTCTGCTGCTGCCGGCCTGCCCTCCAGCCCTGCCCAGTACTGGGCCCACCCCTCGGGACTTGACTCTGGGTGTGTTATACGCTGGTTTCACCCCACTGGCAATTAGGGCACAGTAGGGAATTATTCAGTTGTACGCATCTACTACATTGGGTAGATGCGGTCTAGGGCTTCTTGGTACAGCTCAGGATTGCGCTGTACTTGTAGGCCCATCCAAACTCTAGAGACTAGAATCTCTTGGGCTTGGATAGTGCGAGGGCAGTCATTCCTGTCCATGTGCTGAGTAAGCCACTGGGACCAACGCACTGCCACTGCAACCTCTGCCTGGTTCCTACCCTCTGCTGCCCTGTACTGAGCAACCGACTGGTAGTAGAGGCTGATGTCGGGGCTGCCGGCCTTTGCGTACCGCACAAGGCTGGCCGCCACAGACCACACCACAGCATGGTCTGTGAAAGAGTCATTCTTGCACACCGTGCGGTATGCCTCAATGATCTTGCCGGCGTTCAGATTCTTCAGGTCCGCATGAACTGTCTTGTTCATGGTGGCCCTTTCCGCACCCCTGAGGCTCTTGTCCTCTGAAGGGTACTGTGCCCAGGCTTGGGACTGGCGCTGGCGCATTACACGCATGGCAATTAAGGCGCATGCGTGCCCTCTGCGAGGTATTCAGTTGTAGGGAGGATGCTAGAACCAGGGATGCTCCCTGTTCTCGTAGGCATCCTCCATGCCCTTCAGCCAGGAGGGTGTGGGCTCGGTGGGTGTATAGACATCATACACGCCTACCCTGGCCACGGCCCATCCAAGGGCCTGCAGTGTGGCGCGTGCTTCCACCACACTGTCGTGCACCTTGGTCAGGCGCTCTTCCGTGAAGCCAGGCCATGGCTCTGTACGGAAGAGGACCTGCACCATAGGGAAGGTGGCCCTGCTGTCAGGCAGGACCTGTACTGCGAGGGTGGCCGGGTTGTTCACCCAGTACCCAAGTCTGTGCTCAAGGTTAGGACAATCCATCGAGCACCTCCTTTCCAAGAATTATGGCGCGTGCCACCCTGAACTTGCCAATGGCCCACGCCCTGGTGGGGTCCCCATAGTCACAGCGGCTCAAGAACACGGTATACACCGTGCCCCGGCGTACCACTGCAACCAAGAGGTCTTGCTCGGACCAGGCGTCCCTAGTCTGATCTGATACAGCCTCGTCCAACTGCACGACAATGGCTGTATCACTGTGGGTCACCAGTCGGTGGAGGTATTTCTCCAGGTCACTGGCAACCTGTGGGGAGACGCACCGTCGGAGCTGCAGCTCTGCGAGCTTGCCCCGCGCATGGCCCTCGATTCTGGCCATCGCTGCCTCCTGGTATAGGGAAAGATTTAAGCCCGGGATAGGGGTGCGGAGGGGGGGGTATCCCCCCCCAAGCAACAGTCCCGGACTCACCCTATACTACTAATACGGCTTTCCAAAGTGTGACCCCCCTCTCAATGTGCGAGCGCATAACTTGACACTCCATCAAGTACTCCCCCTATGATGGAGTGTCAAGCGATGCGCACTCCCGCAACTGCAGGCAGGCACAGGCATTGTCTACGTCTACGCATCTATGGTTGCATTGACGAATAACCCCAATCGTGGTAGAATGACCCCATCTGGGAATCTTGGAGGTGTAAGTGGAGACGAGGGTGCCGTACGGCTTCAAGAAAGGAGATGGCAGCACTATGACCATTGAGGTTGTGGATGCGAATGGGAATACGAGGGATGAGGTATACTTGCTAGCCAAGTACGGGCCGTACCAGATATACCGGCCGGTTGTACCTGAGGGGACGAAGGTCTGGCGGATTGTGCGTTTGGTGGAGAGGGTGGACACCAATTCCAGTATTCAGGTGACGATGTCGGACAAGTATGGCAACCGGCCGTTGACGAGAGTGGCCTGGTACTGGCCAGATGCACCGATTGACATTTGGGCAGGGCCTGCGGATGGGCTTGTCACAGGCATGGTGCCAGGTCGGGCGGTAGAGCTCGTAACCAAGAATGATGGCACTGTCACGGGCGACATGGGGCGGGGTGCGTACTACGACCCTGCAAAAGGTGAGAGAGGGCCTCACGGCATGTGGGCCTACGGGCACGAAACACATTCTGACGTGATACGGGGGTTAGGCATGATAGTAGGGACGAACCACGACCATTTCGACGTAGAGTTTGAGGAAGTTGAAGCGCTGGCTGAAGAGACGGACCCTGTCCCGGACCCAGACTTCCAGCTCAAGGTGTTGAGGAAGCTGAACAAGATTATCGCGCTCCTCACGGCTATCGAGGAGAATACAGCATGACGGACTCGCTCCTGACGTTGCACATTCAGTTGGGGATGCCTCATTGGATCAAGGCATTCATTGCACTTTCGGGCGTGCGGTGGATGAAGTGCATGGACCCTGGGGACCAGGAGCCATTTGCCTACGACTTCCCCAGTCTCAATTGGATTGTCCGGTTCTTTGAGGACGAGGGGACGGCAAAGCGGGAAGTGCTCATGGGGAAGGCGGGGGCCAAGCCTCGCCTGGACCGGGTTCGTGGAGAGCTACAGAAGCGCCCATGGTTGTCCAAGCCCAGGTTCTATGTGGAGCACATGAACGAGCCCTCGAATGCGCTCATCCTGAAGGACCGGGCTGGGCGCCAGGCCCTGGACTACTTCACGGCAGAGTATACGCGCCTCCTGTACGAGGAGTTTGGCATCCGGTCCTGTGGGTACTGCTTTGGGGTAGGCCATCCAGAGCCGGAGCATGTTCCAGAGCTCTTCGGCCAGGGGATTGCAGCGCTCCTGAAGTACAAGGGCATCTGGTCGATGCACGAGTACAACTGGCCCACAGTTCTCACGACGAAGCTAGACCCGGCGATAGGGGCTGTGCGTCTGGAAACCCATCTGACGTTGCGCCACCGGAGGATTATCAGGGCATTGGCACCTGCATGGCCAGAGTACGAGCTACCACGGCTGCACATCACAGAGGCCGGGATTGACCGGTTACTCGTGGGCCCTCGGGGAGGCTGGCGTGTAGTTGATAAGGACCCCAAGCAGTATGTCCGCCAGCTCCTGGGCTACCAATGGGAATGCCAGAAATCTCCATCGGTGGAAGCCATCTACTTGTACACAGCTTCCCCTGGTTGGGAGTGGGACACCTATGGCATCTACGAGGCAGATGCGGAGGTCTATGCGTATGCCATCCGCACGGGGACGGTGCCCTAATGGAGCCAAAGACCTCGTTTGACCACACCACAAACAGGGGGCTGCACTGGCTGCCCTTTGGGTACCATGACGTATGGGTAGAGAAGTGGGAGTACTGGATTGAGCTCCTGAAGAACATGCGAATCGGGTACGTGATTCTCCTGGCAGAGGGAGATTCTGTCACCCGGCCCATGGATGCTCTTGGGGGCCGGAGTGTGGTGCAGTTGTTCTTGGACAATGGTATTGTCCCCGTAGTGCGGTTCAAGGTACTCCTCAATCGCGGCTGGCCCGTAATGGACCATGTGAGAGAGCTGGTCCGCCAGTTCGCCGCCTATGGTCTGACCCCCCTGGTCCTAATCGGGAATGAGCCCGGTGACGGCCGGGAATGGGCAGGAGACGGTACTCCTAAGGACTGGGACCTCCGGTACCTAGATTACTACATGAAGCATGGGTCGGGCGTGGTATCCGAAGGCGGGGTTGCGTTGTTTGCCGATGGGCCAAGCTGGCCCTATGACTTCTTCCCGAGCATCGAGCCCGTGTGGCATCACTGGGAGGCCGGCTGGATGGGCTTTGCCGGTCACTGGTACGGCCTGAACCGCCCCCCTGATTTCCCCTATGATTCAGTAACACAGCTAGGAAGTCCCCTTCTGACTGAGAAGGATATCGAGCAATGGTTTGGTCCCTTCCTCAGTGACCGGGGGCTCAATGATGTTCCCCTTGAAATGGTGAATGCAGCACGCAAGGCCGGGAAGCAGCCGGGCCTGACAGCCATTGTAGACGATACCTGCTGGCGGGGTTGGGAGCGAGTGGCATTCTACATGCAGAGGCACTTCGGGAAGGTGCTGTACCTCTGTATGACAGAGGGGGGCTGGACCCCTGGTGCCGTTGCGGGGTCTGGCGAAAATCGTGATTTGCGGTTTCTTAGGCCCACGCCGGACACAGTGGCTGTATGGACAGAGCATGTAGTGAATCGCATCTCCACCCCGGTACGGTGGTATGGATTCTGGCTAGGCCTGGATAGTTGTGGTGGGGGGTCCGGTGCCTGGGATGGGGACTCCTGGGCAACAGGCTCCTGGCGGCACGGGGGGCCTAGCTACTGGCTGGAAATGCCTGTGATTCGTATTCTGCAGAATAACCCCCCACCCGATGAGCCTGCCCCGAGTCAAACGAGCATGCTGTGGGGCGGGGTAAAGACACAAGTGAAGCAGCTCCGCAGGATTGTGCGGTAGCATATCGTTCAGGGAGGGCGGGGGAATGACAGAAGGCGGTAGTGTGGGCAGACGATATGAGTGGAGCGTTTCTGTATGACTCTAGGGTTTCCGTCGGAAAAAAAGAGAGCCAAGCCTAAGTTCTTCACCAACGACCAGGGGTTTGTCACCTGCCCTAACTGCGGGAGTGAGTCCGGCACCTGGGCAGGTGCCTGCCTTTCCTGCACCTGGTCAGAGAGTGAGCCGCTGTTTCAACCTCACTGGATGGACGAAGAGACCTGGAAGGAGGGGCTGGACACACGCTGGGCCCCTCGCACAGCAGGGAAAAGGAAGAAGTAGTGGCCAAACGAGAGCCGGTCCAGGCATATGTGGATGACCGCCTGACCGAGGACGAAATCGAGCTCATCAAGATTGCGGCACGGGGAGAGCAGTTTCTTCTGTATGGATGGAAGAAATACAGGGAAGACTGGCCCAACCACCTGCCGCGCATTGAGCGATATGAGTGTCGAAGCTGTGGGCAGATGTACTCGGCTGAGTATGACCCAGCCGGCGTAGGTCTAGTGCCCATCTGTCCAGACTGCGACGTGCAGGTGAAGCACATTGACAGTATCCTGCATGTGAACCTGGTCTCGCGCTGGTTGTTTGGCTGGGAGTTCCAGCGGTATCAGGCAGAACTGCACTACTGCCCAATTCGAGACCAGATGGTCATGGGGGGACGTGGTTGTGGAAAGTCAGAGACCGTTGGGGTCTCCAAGGCGCTAAGAAGCGTGCTGTGGCCTGGTCATGATTGGTTGCACGTAGGACCCACTCTGGACCAGGCCAAGCTCGTGTACTATTTCCTCCTGAAGCAGGCTCGTGTAGGGAAGTTTTGGGACCTGTTTGTCAAAGACTACCATACCAACCCCCTGCCTGAAGTCTTTCTTCACTCCTGGAATGAGCACGACCCGGGTACTCGCTGGCTGTTCCGAACCATTGGCGAGAACCTTGAGCGTGTTCGTGGGGAGCGGGTGGGCCTGGTCAGTGTAGATGAAGGATTCCGGCTCTTTGTCACAGATTGGTACGTGGGCGTGCTAACGGGAACGGCCCGAGGCGTGAATGAGTACATCCTCAACTCGCATCCTGAACTGAAGGAGGAGTATGCCCGTCGTGTCCGTGACATTGAATGGGAAATGAACCCCTTCAAACGCAAGATGATGCAGGAGAAGCTCGAGCGCTGGGTAGAAGGAGAGAACCTGGCCAAGCGGACGGAGTTGACCATGATTGGGAATGCTCCTTACCATCTGGCCTGGTGGAACCGGTGGGAAAAGGGTAAGGCAGACCCCACCCTGCGGTGGTCGGCACGGTGGACCAGCACCATGAACCTATACCTGACCTCTGGCCAGATCGCCTTCTGGTCCCAACAGTTTACCGACCCGAACGCCCTGGCCGTGGAGTTGGAGGCGGTCAAGCCTGCAGCCTCCGGAGACGTATTCCCCTATCTGGAAGACCTGTTTGTTGGCCAGCTTGATGAGCTGGCTGTAGAGGCGGTAGAAAACGAAGAGCCAGGTTTCGTATACGAAACGCACCCGGATTGGGGTCTGTGGCACTACGAAAAACCGGCCGAGCCTGGCGGGGTCTACGCTTTTGGGTCTGACCCGGGGGCAGGGAAAATTCCCGACCGCAACAAGTGGGTGATTGTTGGGGCGCGAATTGACCTAGGCCCTCCCTTTGAAATCGTGTACTTCCGCACGGGGAACATTCCGGGACAGCATGGGTCCATTGACCCCTGGATTGCGGCCGCGAAAGATGCTCTGTCGAAGTACCCTATGCTGGAAGGCGATTTCGCTGTAGAGTCTGGTGGAACGCAGAAACACGTACATACAGTAGTCTGGCCCGACGACCTGTTCGTGTTTCCCCTGAACATGGGATCTGATGTGGCAACGGAGGTCATGAAGCTACAGAGGATGCTACGTGGTAGTAACCGCTATGGGTGCATGTTCCATGCGCCAGGGATTGCCATGATGGAACTGGAGATGGCGGAGTTCAAGCTGAAGCTGCCCAAAGACCGGCCCCAGGACGTGGTAATGGCCATGTTGTGCCTAGCCAACCGGACCTACCGGTGGGTTGCAAGTGAGTTTGAGAAACCAGCTCCAGTTGAGGATGATGACGACATAATCAAAACCTTCGAGTTCTTCCGCGAGTCTCGGGACTCTCGAAGGGAAGTGCGCTATCGCTAGGAGGGGAAATGGAGGGATTTCCGGTACGCAGTGGGGTGAATGCCATCCCCTGCCCGGTGTGTAAGTTGTTGGAGAAGGCCAAGGTCATCAGGGAGACGTATCCTGTTCTGCTACCCGTGCACCCAACCCAAGTTGCCCGGTTGAAGGTCAGTAGAGGGGCAGAAGCCATTAAGGGTGTGTGTGTCCGTGGGCACCCAACCTCTTTCAACATTCGGTACTAGGAGGGACCATGCCAGTTTATACCTACCAGTGCACCTCAGAAGAATGCCAGTACAACTTCTCCCTGATTCGGAGGATGGCTGCCCGGAAGGAGGGGGCCACATGTCCGTTATGTGGCCAGCCAGCGATATTCCGGGTATCTGTACCTGGTGTCTTCCAGAGGGGACCACAGTGGCATGCCAGGATGATGGACCATGATGCCGGCAAGCCGGGGAGGGATGGCTAGATGCCAGAGGGTTATGGATGTGCAGGATGGGTACGCCTCCAGTTCGAGGGCTGTGCCCTTCCGGAGGTACGGTCCCAGCCATTGGTCATCAAGTTTGTAGAGGGAGGACTTACGAACCTGAACCCGGTCTCATTCCTTTTTGAGCAGGATGCCATGATTGACGGCATGGCAGTGTACGAGACTCAGGAGACCACAGACCCTCTATATATTGCCCTCTTGCCTGATGGAGCAAAGACTGTCCATGCGGGCCAGGTTGTTCATGTAGGGCCCGGGGACTTTTACATCCGGATTCACCCACTGGAACCACGGTCCTGGCAGGTTACTCCCGATTCAGAACCCACATGGATGGACAAGTTGTTCATCCCATAATCTTGGAGGTTGATGATGAAGATTTCCGTGATTTCCGCAACGTTTAACAGGGCCGAGATGCTAGACAATGCCCTGTACACGTACTCAAAACAGACGCTCCCCTTTGATGAATGGGAGTACCTGATTGCCGACGATGCCAGCCAGGATAATACCCGAGAGGTTGTAGAGAAGTGGCAGGAGGCGGGGTTGCCCCTGCGGTACTTCTCTGCCCCTGAGGACCTGAACCTTCCGAAGGAACCGGGCAAGTGGAGGGATGGGTGCAAGGTGCGCAACGCGGTCTCAACCCATGCCACCGGCCAGGTTCTGGTAGCCACCCACCCGGAGATTATGGTTCCCCCTGATGCGCTGGAGCTTATGTACGAGACCATCATGGCCAACCCGGGCTCCTGGGCCACCGCTATCCCCTACTGGCTGCCTCAGGGGCCCATGCCGGCCTGGAAGAGGGACCTGCACAATCTGAGGACCATGGATGGCTTCTACATGGAGAACTGGGCTGATGGTGTGGTGAAGGGAATCGACTACACCAACAACAACCAGGAGAAGCGCAACACTTGGGACTCCGAGGTCTTCTGGGCCATGAAGATGGACAAGTGGCGCTGGCTGGGTGGTTTTCGAGAGTTTGACGTGTGGGGCAGTGTGGACATGGACTTCCTGGACCGCAGGCGCATTGGGGGGATCTCGACCATCATCGTCAAGAGCCCTATAAGCCCGGCCCCCTCTGGAAACCTAATGGTGTACCATCAATGGCACGGAGAGAGCCCCAGAAATATGGAAGAGGCTATGAAGGCGATAGCCGGCCGTGACTACTCCAGCGTGCAGGCCATGCGCCAGCATGGGGGCCTGTATCCTATCTACAACCATGGCCCTCGGGAGCGTGCAGAGGGTGGTGGGACCGGTGGAATCCTCCGTGACCACGTTCAGCGATACGAGTGGGCCGCCAACTTTACCCATGACGATGTCGTTCTGGACATTGGCTGTGGCACCGGGTATGGTGCTGCCGTTGTGGTCAACGCCAAGGAGTACATTGGTGTAGACATCGATGAGGAAAGCATCGAGCATGCCAAGAAGTTCTACGAGGCATCGAATGTTACCTTCGCAACCAGCGATGCAACCAAGATGCTGATTGTGGGGGACAACACCGTTGACCAAGTGCTGTGTTTCGAGGTCCTGGAGCACATCAAAGACAAGGAAGCGTTCCTAAACGAGGTGTACCGGGTACTCAAGCCTGGCGGAAACTTTGTCTTCTCCACCCCACAGAAAGAGGCCACCCCCGGGACTGCGTGGGACCTGTACATGCTGACCCTGGAGGAACTTGACCAACTGTTCATGGGGGACCGGTGGACAAACCTAGACTGGTTCTACCAGATGAGCTATGGGTCAAGCCCGGTAGAAGCGGGGCCACCCCCGGCAGATGCCCAGATCATGATTCTGGGAGGGACGGTGGTAAAAGATGGCTAGACTAGAACACCAGATTCTGGAAGACATTCTGCGGGAGCTCAAGAAGCTGAACCGATTGCTAGAAGAATCGGTCCCAAGGTACATAGCGAAGCCAGGGTACACAATAACCATTGGTGGGGATGATTCTTGGGTGCCAATGGATTCTAGCGCCTGGAGCCCGGATAGCATGTTGCCTGTGGAGGGTGCCAGTGATAAAAGTTGACCTTGGGTGCGGCAGGAACAAGCTACAAGGCTACTTCGGGATAGACCGCTTTGTAGGAGGGGACGTCCGCGCAGACTTGCTGCGGCTTCCCCTCCTCAGCGGGTCTGTGGAAGACCTATACTGCTCACATGTCTTGGAACATCTTCCTAAGGCCTGCGTGGTTCCGGCCCTCAAGGAGATTGCCCGAGTTCTTCATCCGGACGGCTTCGCAGATATCCGTGTCCCGAGTCTGGAATGGTGTGTCACCAGGTGGCTAGAAATGGGAAGCAGCGACTGGTGGCTGGACATCATTTTCGGCAATCAGGAGCACGAGGGCGAGTTCCACAAGACGGGATTCAATATACCAATCATGGCAAATTACCTGTCCAAGTCTCGGCTCACCTGCATACAGTTCGACAGGCCATGGACACATAACCAGGAAACACTGGCGTTCCTGTGTGTGAGGCAGAAGAATGATTCACATTCACATTCCTAGAACTGGGGGGACTACCCTTAAACAAGTCATGAACCAGGTGTACGGGGCAGAGAACATTGGGTACTTTCCTGGCCCCGAAAAGAGTCTTATGGGAATCTACGTCCGTGACCAGGACTCCAGGTATTGGACTGACCGGCCGGCGTTTCTGGCCGCCTGGCACAGGGCCCGTCTCTTGGAAGAGTTCGTGCCCATGCCTGCTTACCACGGGCACACCCCACTATTTCTCTATCCAAAGAACCTGGTTGACAACATGCCTGTAGTGACTATTGTCAGGCACCCAATGTCTCTCATCTTCTCGTGGTACCTCTGGGAGAAGTCGCATCCCTACATGGTGAACTTTGAGACAGTCGATGACTTCATTGAGCAGAGACCCAGGCAGAACATCCAGACAGAGATGGTGGGCAACCTAGAAGATGTAGACGCTGCAATCTCCTACGAGTTCCTGGAGCAGGGGATCTGCATGCTGGCAAACAAGCTGCACTGGCCGACCTTCGTACTACCCAGGACCAACCTTTCACCATCACCAACATACACGGACAGGCTGCGAGAGCTTGTTGGGAACCGGGACCTCCAGAAGAGGATTCTGGCATTGAACGAGGCAGACATGGAGCTTTACTACGAAGTCCAGTTTAAGGCCCCACTATGGACAAGGAGGGAAGGATGCGCGAGACAATGAGGGACCCTACGTACTGTGTGGTGATTCCCAGCGTGAGGGCATTTCCGGTTGAGTATCTTGACCCATTGCTGGACAGAGTCGCTGAAATCATTGTGGTGGATGACTCGAATGGCATGGCGGAGAGGGGGCCCATGCCAAAGAACATGAAGCTATTCACCCATAGCGACCAGGAGGCATACTTGCCAAATGCAGGCATGTGGATTGCACGACGCAACCCCTCGTGTAAGGCATTCGGCTTGTACTACGCAGCCAAGGAGAAGCATGATATCATCATCCTCTTGGACGATGATTGCGATACTCGAGTCACCCCCGACTTCATAGACAAAATCCCCATAGGCAGGGAAGTAGCAGCTGACACGTTTTACACACTGTCCGGCTGGTACAACCCACTGGGACAGCTCGGTGAGAAGAGGATGTGGGCACGAGGGTATCCCTATGAGTACCGTGGCGAGGAGGCCTACAAGGGCCTTCAGAAGATTGTAGCCCCCTCATTCAACGAGGGGCTGTGGACTGGCACAGCCGACATCAATGGCATCGACAAGTTAAACGGAGACGAGGCTACCGCCGACCGAAAGCTTTCCCAAGAGTACGTGGCATTGGCCTATGGACAGAAGTTGCCGCTGTCCATCATGAACGTGCAAATGGTTGCCTCCCTGGTTCCAGCATTCTGGCAGCCCCCCGACTACTTCACCCCTTCCGGGTTCCGTGTCCGCCGGCATGATGATGTGTGGAGCATGTACATCCTCAAGACCATCATGGACATAAGGGGCATGGTTGCTACGGTAGGTGCCCCCCTTGTACACCACGTCAAGGAAGGCGACATGCACAAGGAGATGCTTTCTGAGCATCTCACCAACCTAGTCCAGCCCTACTTGGTTAGACTCGTTGATGAGGCCAAGGGGGAGGTCGGTCCTGGCACTGTGGCCGACCAGGCCCACCGGCTAGGACGAGCCATGCTGAATATCCTAGATGGCAGTGACAGCTTTGTACCAGGCGAGTTTGACAAAATCCTGGCAGCTTATGCTGCCGGCATTGTCAACTGGGCGCTTCTCTTCACATAGGGAGCTTTGCAATGGAAAGGATGCGTGAAACCTGGGTCCGTTTCCGTCGGAAATTCTGGCTGGCCATCTATCGGTGGTCAGGGAAACACCTGGGACCGGAAGTCATGGAATACTGGGACCAACACTGGTGGCTGTTGGTCAAAATGCGGCTTATTGAGCTGGGGCACTCAGATTTAGGGATGAGTACGGTGAAAGTGCTCTTCTACGACGGGATTCTGCCAGTGCAAGAAGCCGCTAGAGAGGAAAGGGGCCCACGTGAAGTCCGTGATAATCGCTAGTTGCGCATCTACCGTCTTTGTGAATGCCTATTTGACATTGCGGACAAGGGTATGGTATAATTGGCCACAGACAAGGAAGTTCCACAGCTCGAGTACGACGAGGTCTCGGGCTTCATCCTCCTCCGCAGGGGGAAGCAGAAGGAAATCATTGGCAGGCCAGAGGGGTTTACCCTCCACGTTTGGTGGGGGTGGGACAAGCTAGAATGGCCTATCTCTCTCGATGACCTGATATGTGTCATGAGAGAAGCCGACCAGAAAAAGGCAGAGCGTAAAGCCAAGTCCTTACAATAAGTTTAAGGAGTTTGCAGCTAGAGCTGGAGCCATGTGCTCCAGCTCTTTTTGTTTTTGGAGTGAATATGCCCTACATACCAGGTTTAAGCATTCCCCTCTCAGGTTACGCTGATGTCCGGGCCGTTGGAGACAAGGACCCCGACCTGGCAAGACAGCCCGAGCTCGACTGGTACATGGAACGGTACCCTGAGTGGAGGGGATTGTTCGAGGGGTCCAGGCTTGAGGAAACGGTCTCTTCTAGTACAGACCCCTCAAGTGACGAAGAGAAGAATTACAGGTGGCCAGTCCGCTACAATCTTGTGGCTGCGTATTGCAACCTGCACGCCGGCATGTTGTGGGGGCGGGGACAGACCTCCTCAAACCCAAACGACCTGTTTACCATTCATGTAGACCCTGGCGTTCCTGGTCGCCCTGGTCCAGATGCCAAAGAGGCTGCCAGTAAGCTGCAGGACATCATGCAGTACTTTTGGTTCTACCAATCCCACTTACTCCGCCCTCTCGCATCCATTCAGCAATGGGCCGGTGGTACCATTGTTAAGATGTCATGGAACCCCTGGTCTCCGAGTGCGGTGTATGGTATCCAGCTTGAGACCATCCAGCCTGAGTATTTCTACCCCATCTGGGACCCCACCAGGTATGAAGACCTGCTGGCCGTAAAGCTCAAGTTCGGCGTGCCTAAGGCAGTGGCCATTACCAAGTATGGCATGACCGAGACAGACCTGCGAGACTACCGTGACCACGATGAAGTCCCTGTCGTCGAATACTGGGATGCCGAGAGGTATTCCATCCGTGTCTTCGCTGGACGGAACAACAAGAACGGGATTGTTGCCCGACGCCCCTCGGACGGGGTTGCCTTGGAGGGTGACAACCCATGGAAACACCCCATCACCGGGCGCGGGATTATTCCCTTTCAGTACATTCCCAGAATCCGGGTTGGGCGGTTCATGGGAGACAGCCTGGCCTATCACCTGGAAGGCCTGCAGAATGAGCTGAACAAGACCCTTGCCGACTATGGGGATGCCCTTACCAGGGGAGCACATCCTCCCTTCGGCATATCAGACTATACAGGTCCCGGCTCGAAGTCGGGAACCATTCCCATCCCCCGCCATGGCGCCTTGAACATGGGCCTAACGCGCAGCGTAAACCCACCGAAAGTCCACGAGTTCCCTCTTCCAAAGGTCCCTGAGCAGACTGGCGAGTTTTCCGACCGGCTTCTGGCCCTCTCTGAGAGCGTTGCCGGCCTTACCCCTGCTGCGCGAGGTCTGTCTGAAGGGGCCAAATCGGGCTTGGCCATTGCCCTTGAGATGCTTCCCACCACCAATCTGGTTGACTGGGAGCGCAGTCACTGGTCGCAGTCCATTGCAGGAAGGGGCGGCCTGAATGAGATGGCCCTGGTCATCTGGTGGCGCAAACGGGGCACCAACTTTGTCCCGGCCATTTCCGATTCCATGTTTCACCTCAGGCAGAACATGGAGTTCCGGCCGGTGGTTCCAAGGGACCGCATAGAGATTATCGACGAAGTTACCCGGCTGGTCACGGCAGATGCCATTAGTCCTAAGGAGTGGCTCGGCCGGCTGGGAGACATTGAGGACATCGACGAGGAGCTGGAACAGCTCTTTGAATACCTTGCATGGAAAGCAGAATCAGAGGCAGCCGTAGCAGGACGTGCCATTAAGGTCACAAAGACGGAGAACCCGAAGAATGCGAAGCTGGCGCTGCCCCAGATCAGCGGACAGACTATGGAACCGGGCCCTACTCAACCGGCTAAGCAGCCTCAGGGGATGGCCCCTGCAAAGCCTACTACATCTACTACAAGGAGCAGCTAAATGGAAGGCGTTGACACCAATCTTCTTCTACAAGTGGGGGTGGGGGGCATTTTTGCAATCTTGCTAGTCCGGATAATTCTCGAGTGGCTAAAGCCACTCGTAGAGAAGTTCACGGGAAACGGGAAGCATCAGGAGCGGTCCATTGGAGAGCAGCTCCTTCTGGAGCTGCAGAGGGCGACGGAAGAAATGAAACCTGTAGCCAGGCAAGTCAGCGACCTATACGACTGGCACAACCAAAAGAACGCGGATGGTGTCTTTGTGTGGTACGTACCCAGTGCGTTAACTAAAGCAATTGACCGCCTGGCAGAGAACATCAATACGCAAACTGAGGTGCTACGTGGCTTAGTCACAATGGTTGCCGACCAGTGCAAATCTACTGAGAGGCTAGAGCGGAAGCTGGAGGAACGAAATGGTTGATAGTGGACAGGTAACAGTAGCCTCTGCTGGTACTGCCGTACTAGCAGGCACAGACACGGCTGTCAAGCACTATGTAGTAAGGGCACACCCGGACAACACGGGCCATGTGGGCATCGGGAAGAAGGGCGTGACCATGTCTACGGCCCTAGTGCTGTCTAAGAGTGACGGCCCCACTGACTACATTGGCAGACTGTCTGAATTGTATGTAGACGCTGCTACCAGTGGAGACAAGCTGACCTGGCTTGCTGTCAGTCCAGTGTGACCTCTCTGGCTCTTAAATAAGTCGGCGTCATGTTTGCCTTGATTGCGGCTGATGCGCCTGAACTCATAGGGAGACAGCATGGCAACTGTCACTTTTCAGTACGCAACACTTGGCGACGGCGCAGTGACGGTGGAGTACGACGTGAGCAACGCCAACTGGCGAGTCTCACGCATACGGTGCATTAACAATAGTCTCCACGATGCCGTGGGGCGTATATACGACAACGGCGAGCTTGTCTTCACGGCCGTAGGCCCTGCAGGGGAGACCACAGAATGGCCAGTATCTGGCATACAGCTTGGCTGGCAACCTGATTACTGGAACGACCTGACGCAACAGTGGGAACCGAGCGGCATCGAGATGGGTACCTACGAGTTCTCTGCTCAGTGGCCAGGTGAGGTGTAGCCGTGGCGATCTCTGTAGCCTCTTGGGGCAAAGGAGCACAGTATAAGGCCCAAGCCTATATGGACTCCGACACGCCGATCCCCTGGTCAACCTTTGAGGTGGGCGATGTAGCAATCTCATCCTATGCTGGAGACAGCGGGGCTCCTGATAGTATTTACTTCTCCCGCGATGGTTCCAGTTGGACACAGGCCCAGGCCGCCACCCTGGGGGCTTCCGCATCCAGTTCAGGCAATGTCACAGCGGTGATCCGCTATCTTGTCATCACGCAAGCTATATATGACGCAGCGGAAGCAACTGCTAGCGGCTCAGACCTCTACATAAGAATCTCCTGCGCATCGTCCTATGCCACGGCGGTCAGCTTTTACCACGCCAAAGGTCTTGATTCTAGCCCACTAGACAAGGCTGCCGGCAGTACGGGCAGCGGCACCAGCCCTTCCTCCGGTGCAACGGACACGCTAAGCCAAGCTGACGAGCTAGCCATTGGCGCGATTGGCACAGAGGGGCCAAACGACGATACGCAAGGCACCTGGACGACGGGGGCCGGATACGTTTCAGGCAACGAGCTATGGGCTGGCACTAACGCGAATGGTGCAACGGCGAATGTCTGCATTAGCAGTGCTGCGGAGATTGTCAGCGCGACCACGGCGCAGACTGCCGCGAAAACAGGCATCACCGACCGCGACTGGGCTGCGTGTGTTGCGACGTTCAAGGGGGCTGGCAGTGGTACAGTCACCGGGGCCACAGCTATGTCAGGGACAGGCGCCCTGACAGCAAGCGCCAACCTGTTTGTCCTTGCCCAGTCTGCCATGTCGGGAGTAGGCGCACTCACTGCCGCAGGCGACACACTGGTCAACTACGTGACAGGCGCCGTGCCAATGTCTGGCGCAGGGACGCTGGATGCAGATGCCTACATGGTTGCCCTTGGGCAGAGTGCCATGTCTGGAGCAGGGGCTCTTACCTCTGGGTCACACCTGTTCCGTGTAGGTGTGGTGCCGATGTCCGGGACCGGGAGCCTGACTGCAAACGCCTTCCTCTATGTGCTTGGCCCTGCGGCCCTAAGTGGGCAGGGGGCCCTGACCGCCGCCGGAGACAAACTCGTCCCCATTGTATCTGGGTCCACCACAATGACCGGATCGGGGGCACTTACAGCAAGTAGCTTGGTCTATGTGTACGCGGTCGCACCGCTATCAGGAACAGGTTCTCTGTCCTCAGACACAATGGTGTATGTCCTGGCCTCGGCCCCTCTCTCTGGCGCTGGTGTCATGACCGTGTCGGCAGACGTCCTAGGCATTGTCTCTGGGTCTGTGGCCATGACTGGGGCCGGAGCCTTGTCGGCAGACGCCCTGCTGACAATCTTGGCTCAGTCAACCCTGTCGGGGACAGGGTCCCTAGTCTCTGGCGGGGATGTCATAGGGGCCGTCACAGCTCAGGTGGCCATGAGCGGGACAGGTGCCCTGACGGCAGATGCGGTCCTTACCATTCTAGCACAGGCAGCCCTCTCTGGTCTGGGAACAATGACCCCTGGCGGGTATGTGGTTCCACCTCCGGGGTCAGTTACCCCACCAGAGAGAATCGTAGCCGTGCGGTTTGACCTGAAAGAACTGCAGGTTGCCCTAGAGGACAGGGGCCCGGAGGAAAGAGAGGACCTGAGACAGGTCATGATTATGGTGGAGCAGCGCATGAGGGCCATTCAGCCGGAAACAAGGCTTTTTGCCCCTCAGAATGGGCAGGTGGACTAATGCCGAACTATGCCAGGCCCTCGAGCGATATCAGTGTAGGAATCTGGTGGGAGAGTGCAGGTAGCAGCCAGACAAACATCTACACTGCCATTGACGAGCTGACCCGAAGTGATAGCGATTACATCTACTCCCAGTCTAACATGACGGGGCAAGGTGAGATCGCTTTATCATCCGTTGCCGACCCACTTAGCAGCACGGGGCATGTAGTTCGGTACACCTACAGAAGGACGGTAAGCAACAAGGACCTTACCCTGATAGTCAGCCTGCGGCAAGGAGCCGATACGGAGATCGCCGCATGGACGCACGCGAATCCATCAACGACATTTACTCTTGCTGCACAGACGCTCTCTGAGAGTCAGGCCAATAGTATTTCCGACTACTCGGCCCTCCGCCTAAGATTTAATGTCACGGTGAACGCCGGGGGTAACAACCAGGCTCAGGTCTCGTGGGCGGAGTTTGAGGTCCCAAGTGGGACCCAAACAGTAACCGGCGCTGTGGCCATGTCGGGAACAGGCACGCTTACGGGGTCCGCAAACCTTTTCGTTCTTGGCCAAAGCGCCATGAGCGGGACGGGCAGCCTAGATGCACTAGGCTACCAAATGGCCCTCCTGGCAGCGGAGCTATCAGGAACTGGCGCTCTCGATGCAACGACCCTGGTCTTAGTCCCTGCGCAGGTCGAGATGTCAGGGACAGGGACACTAGATGCTGTTGGATACTCCCTTGTCATGGGCCAAGTAGACCTATCTGGGGCAGGGGACTTAACAGCAGACGCAAACCTCTTTGTCCTGGCCCAATCTCTTCTTGAGGGACTTGGAACCTTAACAGTAGATGGAGCAGCCCTGGCGACGGTCACTGGTGCAGTGGCCATGGATGGAACAGGGGATATTGCCGCCAGTGCCTTCCTGACTATCCCGGCCCAAGTGGATATGTCGGGGACGGGCACCCTCGATGCAGCAGGGGTCAATGTGGTTATCCTGACCTCGAGCATGGTTGGGGCCGGAGACCTCACGGCAAGCACCTACAGAATCGTCCCGCTTCAGGTGGAGATGGGTGGGCTAGGAACCTTAACATCTGACGGTCATGGCATTGTCCTGGGACCTGTGCTGATGACTGGTGCCGGGGGCCTTACGGCCTTAGCATACCTGACTATTCCCTCCCAGGTCCTAATGCAGGGTCTAGGTGCACTTGTCGCAGATGGTGGGGTAGCAGGAATGGTCTCGGCCCAGGTCGCAATGTCGGGCCTTGGCGCTCTCACCACAAGTGGGTACCTGCAAATACCCGCACAGATATCTATGGCGGGTAGCGGGAACCTTGTCAGTGGCGCAATGCTGACCATTTCCGCCCAGGCAATTCTCTCAGGCCTAGGCACACTCACTGCGGCGGGGGATGTCAGTGGGATGGTAACTGGTGGAGCCATCCTGTCAGGCGCTGGAGCGCTCGATGCACTCGCCACTGTGTACGTAATAGGGCAGGCTGAGCTGGCGGGGTCTGGGGACCTGACCGCAGACCTGACGAGATTCGTTCTAGGGCAATCCGCAATGACCGGGACGGGAAGCCTTGCCAGCGACACCTTGCTTATCATCTTAGGGGATGCCCAGTTGGCAGGACTGGGCGGGTTGGATGCTGCCGCCAGCCTCATTGTCCCCGTTTCCGCCACTCTGTCCGGTCAGGGTGGATTGTCTGCAGCGGGACTAACCATCATGCTTTCTGAGACGCCGGCAATCAGGATATACCTGGTGATTCCAGAGCAGCGGGTTACTCCCATCATCGACGAGGACCGCAAACATGAGGTCCTCTATGAAGACAGAACTATATAGGAGGAACCATGTCAATTAGTAACTACTGTGAGGACAAGTTGCTTGATGCGGTCTTCAACGCCACGTCGTACTCTGTAGCCACGGTCTACGTCTCCCTGCACAGTGGGGACCCGGGCGAAACTGGGGCAGCCGAGATTAGCGGCGGGTCCTACATCCGGAAGACTGACACTTTCACTACTTCCTCTGGCGGGGCCGTGTCCAACGAGAGCAACATTGACTTCACAAACATGCCTGCATGCTCTGTGAGTTACGTGTGCTGCTGGGATGCCGAGTCAAGTGGCAACTGTCTCTGGAGTGGGGCAGTTACCGGTGGAGCCAAGTCGGTCAACTCTGGCGACACGTTCAGGATTCCCCTTGGGGACCTGGATGTGACCCTGGACTAAGGAGTGTAGCATGGCCACCACGAGTTTCAAGAAGGACCCCGGGGAAACCCTGGACTATCGCATCGACTGGTCAGACTGGTTGGGAGACGGCGAGACCATCTCGACCAGCACCTGGACTGCAGAAGCCGGCATTACCAAGGGTGCCGACTCTAAAACAGACACGACAACCACAGTCTGGCTCTCGGGTGGCACAGCCGGCAGCACCTACAGAATCGAGGACACTGTCACAACCAACGGTTCTCGAACCGGGGTCCGAAGCTTTTTGATTGTTGTACAAGACAGATAACGGGAGGATATGATGCCAGACACAGTTCCGCAGCCAGCAGGTTCCGGGGATAGCTCCGGGGTGCCACAACAGGCCCCGCAGGCGACCTCGGCCCAACCGCATGGTCCGGACACTAGGACGTTGCCCACCCTTGGCGAAGCCATAGGCAGTGGGCCCGGACAGCCGGACTACAAGGCCCTGTACGAGCAATCTGAGGCTCGGCGCCAGGGTCTTGACCGGAAGGTCAACGAAATGACGCAGGCCCGACAGGTGCTGGATGGCGAGTTCGCTACGCTCAAACAGCAAGTAGGCGAGATTCTTAGCAAGCTTGCCGCACCGCAGGCCCCGGCCCCGGAGGGGGGAGGAAAAACTCCGCAGGCCCCGGCCCCGGCCCCAGTTTCCGACGGAAATGCACAAGGACAATCGCTAGACCCTTTGACAGTGGCACTTGAACAGAAGCGAGCAGAGCAGTATCGAGACATGCTTCTTGAGGAGTACACAAAGCCCGGGGCCAAGGGACACGGGTTGCCCCTTAACCTATTTGCTGACCGTATCAAGGTCATCAAGCCATCCATCAACCCCGACAATACCGTGAACGACCAGGCCCAACGGGCAGAGATAGAGGCAGTCATCGAGAAGCTTGCCACGCTGAAGGGGCAGGCCCAGGATGAGGCGCAAACGCGCCTGCTGGAAGGTACAGGTCCAGGGAGTGCTTTGCCACCCGGTGCACCAGGAGGTGCGCAAGGTGTGTATCAGGAGTTCCTGAAAGCAATGGAGGCTATGGGGTCTAAGGCCTTTGACGAGCTTCCCCTGAACGAGCAAACGGAAATCGAGGCTACGTATTTCCGGCTCCTGAACGACCCAGATGTCCAGCGACAGCATGGAGGCCAGCTCCAGCCCACGCCGAGTGTGAACGACATGTACGACCAGATCCGAGAGCTCACACGACGCATGGACAACTTTAAGATGCCAGCGACAATGGGCTAGCCAAACTAACACTAGGAGGAAACAATGGCTAGGTCAGCGACAACTGGTCTTGACACCTATTACGGCGATGAGCCGTGGAGTGCCTGGGACCTAAACCAACGACCGTGGTACGTTCCGCTGTTGCAGCGTGCGTACCGCACGAAGTCCAACTATGGCCAGATGGTTCCAGTCAAGGTGGACTTCAACGCTGTGGATACCGGCACCATCATCTGGACCGGTCTCTATGACTTGGAACCTGCTATCGGTTCTATCGGCCTACGCGACATCTGGCTGAATAGCAACTACACCGATGGCTGGCGCATGCGCATTACCATGAGCCACTATGGCGACAAGCTCGCTTTCCACAAGTATGACCCCATGGTCACTTTCTTCACGACCGGGGGACGTGGTGCTAGCGGCTTTGTCGGCCTTGCACGTGAGCTCTTGGGCAATGCCATTGTGGACACTATGGAGTACCAGATCCGCAACAAGTTCATCTCCCTCCCCATGCGGTACTTCGTTGATGGCAGCACGGGCTTCAGTGGCCTGGGCGATTCGGACCTATGGGACCCCGAGATTGCCATGGACCTGCAGCTCAACTTTGCCTACCATGAGGTTGTAGACCCGAACGCGCCGGGTGGGTTGACGGCTGTGGCGTATGCCTCGCCGGGCATTATCAACGCGGCCCAGAAGGACTCCAACTTCATCGACAAGATTAAGTACTCGGGTGAAGGGATGCGCCAGATCATGCGGTACGAGATGGGCGCATACAAGGGCATCCGATACTTGAATCACCCCATCAACACCCTGTGGAACTGCGGCAACATCGTGGCTCAGGCACCAGTCTCGGCGGCTATCACCGCTGGTGACGGCGCTCCCGACCCGGGAAACACCAAGGTGTTCGGTAGCTACGAGGTTGGCCAGGCGGCCGGGAGTCAGACTCACTACATCCAGTTGGGCAGCTTCACCACGGGCTCTATCGCCAGCATCAAGCCTGGTGACATCATCACCATTCACACCCGCAAGAGCGATGGGGCTACGGCTCCGTTCGACGTTGTGGGCGCTCCCCTCCCGACCGATGACACCTTCACCTGGCGGCAGGTGGTAAGCGTGGACAGTGGCAATGGTCGGCTCACGCTCCACAAGCCCATCCTGCGCGAATATGTGACCGAGGCTGCCAATGACTGTAGCGCTGGCGAGTATGCGTTCATCACCAAGGGCCAGCACGTTCACATGGCCGTGGTGGCGGCCGCACCTGGTGCTGTGGTCGGTGGCTTTGGCCAGGTTCCGCAGCTTCACACCCCGCCCATGATTGACGACCTGGAAAGCGTCTGGCGTCTGTCCTGGGATGGATACTATGACTACGACCTCTTCCGCACGGAAGCGGCCTGTGTCATCTTCAGCGCTGGCTATGCCTCGTTCGGCGCCAAGAAGTCCAGGGGGAATGACCTGTAATGGCGACAATAACTCTCAGTGACTTGCGAACCAGGTTGCGTATCTATCTAAGTGACAGCAACAAGAAGCTGTGGCAGAACGACGAGGAGCTGAACCTGTTCCTCAACCATGCGATCATCAAGTTCTCAACGGATGTACCCTCGCCAACGGGCCTGGTGTATACCGTGGAGACAGACCAGCAGGCAGACAGCAGGACCTATCTGCTTCCGGAAGACATGGTCGCACCTGTGTGGGTACGAGGGAACTTCACGACCACGGCAGTCCTGGAAACGGTAGAGAGAATCTACCCACGTCCTGGTGCCTGGACCTCAAATAACGAGCCTCTGGGATTCATCGTAGACTGGCCCCAGGAGGGACAGTTTTACCTTCCCAGAGAGCCGTTGAGCAGCACGTTCACCTTGTACTACACGGCGTTCCACGCAGACTGGCTGGACGAGGACCAGGATACGTTCAACCTGGGTCGCAATCGCTGGGGGGAGCAGGCAGTGTTGTACTACGCTGCCCACCTTGCCTTCAATCCACCTGCTTCTAGACGCGCACAGCTTGAGCAGTGGAACCGCAGAACAGACCAGAACGTAGGCAATCCTCTTGAGGAAGAAGCTGCGCGGTGGCTACGGTTGTACCGCAACCTTCTATCTGAGCACGAGGAGAGCCCTATCACCTGGGAGTTCATCAGGCAGGAGAGGAAGTAGTCATGGTAGAAGGTCTGCATGAGAGGGGTGTGGTCGAGCTCATCCTGGAAGCTATGGTTGAGCTTCTTACCACAGAACTCAATACTGAGATTGGAACAGGGGACCCAGCCTACGTGGAAGTCATCAAGGCAGGCCCTAGACAGGCTGCGCCCGAGGCCATTACCGTGACCATTCACGAGAATGACCCTGACGTTCCCAAGGACTGGCCTCATGTACCGGGCCCATCGAGCAGCGAGTTGATAGGAGGAGGGAAAGAGTACCTTCGCTCCTTCACCATCATGGTCGAGGTCTTTGGGCGGTACATGACCAATGTCGATGCAGACCGAGAAGCCGTTCGCAGAATTGCATCGGTGGTGGAGGGCCGGGTTATCTCGGTCCTCCACGCCGCTGGTCCCAACATTGGGACCGGTCGGGCCGTGCAAGGCGACTTCAATGAAACGGTCATCTACGGGCCGGTTCTTGGAGATAGCTGGGCGGATGCAGAGGAAAGCGAGTCCCTAATCGTGCGCAAGTTCATCCGGATTCGCTACAAGACGTTCGTCAACTGGAGCACAAATGCCTGGTAACGTAGAACATCCAACAGTTCTAGCTATGCACCTGCGCACAGACATGCGCATGGGTGGCTGCGAGCACTACCGCTTCCGGATTCCCTTCGAGGAGATCCGGAGGAGGGTGCCGGGCACCTTTCTGGATTGGATGCCCATAGACAAGGCCAGGGAAGCGGCGGTAGACCCCAACGTGCGAGCCAAGCCAACAAGGTACGACATGTTGCTGCTGCCAAGACACCGGCCTATTCCCTATGGCGCAACCGAGAACGAAACAGGAGACCAGACACCTTCCCTGGAAGAGCTGGAGCCTATGCTTGACCAGGTGGAACAGTCCCTGGGAATCAAACTGGCCAGGGAGTCTCACCTGATCGACCTGGTGGATATCCTTAGAACCAAGCAATCTGTTGTACTCGAGTATGACGATGACTACTTCAGCAACTCTAGAGACCTGAAGTACGACCAATACGACCTTCTTCACAAGCTGATGGCCAAGGTAAGCGCGGTTACAGTGACCACTGAATATCTACGGAGCCTGTACCAGAAGTTTGCTCCTGGCGTGCCTGTGTACATCCTGCCCAATGTAGTCAATTGGGACGAGTGGCAAGGGCACAGTCGGTGGGACATCTGGCCACAGGATGCGGTAGTCGTGGCCCTAACGGGAAGCCCAACTCATGAGACGGACTGGAGAATCATGGAAAGTGTACTGCCAAAGGTGCTCCAGAACCATAAGGAAGTACACCTTCTCATTGGGGCCTACGAACCCGAGTATCTGAGCCCTCTCAGGGACCAGTTCCCAGACAGGGTTCACTACAACGAGCCAGTACCTTACCATCAGTACGCTGAGGTTGTAGCGCAAGGTGACATCATCCTTTGCCCGGTTCGACCAGATGACAACTTCAACCTGGGAAAGTCTGCCATCAAGGCCATTGAGGGCCTTGCGGCAGGTGGAGTGCCTGTCACTTCAGATATCTTCTACTACAACCGGGTTACAGGGAAGAACAAGCGGGGGCTGACCGTCCCCCACTACGAGGTGGGCGCGTGGTGCGACGCAATCGCCAAACTGGTCACAGACAAGCCCTATCGTGAGCGCTTGCTAAGGAAGGGACAGAGTTGGGTAAGGACCAATCGGTCCATAGACCAGACCTGGTCCCTCTGGTGGAACGCTTACAGGGAAATTCACAACAGGAGGAAAAGATGAGCCTTCAGTCCGGTTCACTCGGCCGGTTCTGGCTAGGCCCCCAGACTGCACGCGGGACGGCAGCGACTACCTTCCATGGGTTCAAGGCCAACGTGGTTGACCTGTCACCAGGTCAGATGTATCGTGGTGTTGGAAACCTGGTTGGTGGGACGTTGCTGCCCGGTGGTCAAATCAAGACCGCTGCGTGGGTTGAGGGTGGCCTGGTGCTACCTCCGCCCCTGGACGACCAACTGGGGTGGTTGCTGTACGCCTTTGCCGGTTCAGTTTCTAGCGTAAGCGACGTGCCGGTCGCTTCCGTTTATCAGCACGTGTTCCCGTCCGGTGGCCTTGATGAGACAGCTCCGCAGAAGTATCTGTCTGGCCGCCGGAAGGTCCCTGGCACGACCACCCATCTGTACGAGCAGTTCCAAGACCTCAAGGTCGCAAGGCTGCAGTTCAACCTTGCCCCTGGCGAGTTTACCAGCCTACGTGCCGACTTCTTGGGCCGAGTTCCCACCAACCCCGATGGGTCAGGGTGGAGTTTCTCTGCCAAGAATGAGGACTCAGTTCCCATCTCGTGCAAGGGTGTGTTCGAGCTTCCAGATGGAACACCCAACGAAGTCTCAACCGCCATCGTTCTGGATATGACCAACATCATGCCAGACCTGCGGGAGGTCCTGGTCGGTGGGTCTTACTATCCGTATGACTTCCCGGTCCTTGGCCGCCAGATTACCATGCAGTTCCAGGCCCTGTGGGACGAGCCCGACCTATACCAAAGCATGCACTACAATGCCGCAGCTTGGAGTCCGGTAGTGTACAACTCCAGTATCGACGTGGCAGTGCAGTCTGCAACCAACGTCACGGGAACGACCCCCTATGAGCTCCGGTTCTATGCTGGGTCCATCGACTGGACTTGCGAGCCCGTTGGCCTTCGTGGCGCGAGCCTGGTCCAGATGCGGATGACTGGCACGGTCTCGGATGCTGATGCTGGGGCCGACTGGTATCTGCGCCTGCAAAATGGGACGAGCGGGTACGATTGGCCAACGTAGTCCGGTTTCCGTCGGAAAAAACTATCAGCCACACAGGGGGGCAGAGGCCTGGCACTGTCCTTGACGAAGCCCCCCTGTGGGAATCAATCAGACGCACATGGGAGGTAGCAGAAATGGCAAGGCCATTGGAGGGAGTAGTTACAAGTGAGGCCATCCCGCTTACCAGGTGGGATGAAACGGGGGGCACCTACGTCAAGTTTCAACGGCCCTCTCGGCTTGAGGGAGAGAATCTGGCTACTATGCAGGCCCGTAGTGAATTGGTGTGGAGCACTGAGGAACGGGGCCGTGTGACACAGAGGGAACGTGTTCCTCTTACTGTGTTGGAGTCAGAAATGGTGGCCATGACCCTCATCGAGTGCAACATCACAGAGCCCGACAACGAGACCCCAGTGTTCGTTCCGGGCAAGACGTGCCGCAAGTTAAATGGGCCCTTCAACGACAGGGTTCGCACCGGCTTCTATGGGGTCTGGTACCGTCCAGACTTTCCGGAAGAGCTGGCAGAGGAGATTGTCGAGAAGCTCATTGCGTGGCATCCGCCTTTCGACTGGAGGAACCCCGCCGAGGGGGAAGATTAAAGCTGAAGCTTGAACAAGAGGTGCGCTCCTATGTTGAACAGAGCAAGGAGTACGCAGCAGACCTGGTCACGTGGAGGCGGTTTGGCGGGTTGCAGAAGCGCCCGGTTGCCCCTTCCCCCCCACAGTGGCTGGCACTATGGTTTGAGCTTCAGCGTTGGGAAGGTCACCTCTTGGTGGCGGGTGGGCTGCTGGACCAGCCCGAGTGGGCCTGGGACATGGTAGACTTGGCTGGCAGGCTGTACGATGCCATCCTAGATGAGAACCAGCGAAAGCTTGACACTCTAACTGGAGAGCAAGATGCCAAATAGGGAACAGTTCGGGCCATGGGTACCCAGAGAGGACCCCGGCAGTGATGACTACTGGTGGGATGACGATGAAGCTCCCTACGCAATGACCTACTGGCCTGGACGAGAGGGCCCAAAGGGAACAAGGGAAAGTGACCCTGCTTCCTACGAAGACTTCCTGTGGCAAGCAATGAACTATGGCTACTCACGGGAGGCTATTCGCAAGTATGTTCCTACCCTTCGCTCACCTACAGTTGGTGGGGTAAGACAGGCAATCCTCGAGCTCGAGCGCTTTGTCGCCCCAGACTACACACAGTACAAGGAAAGACTGGCCGAACTTGAGAACCTGGCCAGGGTAGAGGCCCGAAAGCAAGGCAAGACCGAGCAGGAGATTCGGCGCATTTCCTATGCTCCTGTGTCTGAGTCCCAATGGACACACTACCCTGGCCAGCTCAGGCAGCGCAGACTTCAGGGTGTACCCGTACAACGTGATGAGTATGGACAGCCCATTGTTCCAGAGGGACACATCTATCGCAAGGATGGTGCCTTCAGTTACCCAACGCGCACCCTAGAGTCAAGCTGGCTGGGGCGAGCCGCCGGCAGGTTCATCTCTACCTTCGAGCCGAGCAAGCTCATGAAGCGCATCCAAATGCTGGGTGCCCACCAGCAAGTGTTCCTCAGTGGCAAGCCAGTTGTCACCTCAGGCCTGGCTGCTGGAGGGGAGCAGTACGGCATGGAGCGGGGCCAGAACCTAAGGGGCGCCCTCATTATCGGTGGTGAGCACGCCCCTGCCGGCATGGGCCTGATGGACCCCCGTGTTGGGAATGTTACAGAGCGTACAGTAAGAACAGTGCGGGGCATGGGCCTACAGCCTGTACCCGTAGGCACTTCCTGGGGTCGGGGTGAGCATGTGCAACTTGCTGAGGGCCTTGCAGGTTTTCGTGATAGGGAATGGGGCTACCGTGTCATGGATGTGGCCCGGAGGACCTCTGCCACCAACCAGGAAGGCGAGGCCACAGAAGAAGAGCTGAAGTTTGTTCTGGAACGGTTTGCCCCTGCCAGTGAAGTAGCCTTCGCCGGAAAACAGGCCTACCAGAAGGTGCTGATGGGCACGAGGGACCTCAGCAACATCACCGATGTCCAAGGCCAGCCAATGAACCTGGACTTTGTCTCTGCCCTGAAGGACGTGCAGGGGGCCACCTACTCAATGTTGCAGGCAGAGTGGTCTCAAGCTGGCCTGCGGAGGAAGAACCAGATTGCCAGGGAACTTGGGTACAGCACCCTCCTGAGCATGCCCAGGAACTATGCGGAACTTGGGGACCGACCCCTACAGCGCCTGGCCAGAAATGTTCCTGGCCTGGTTCAGGACATTGTCATCCCCGAGGTCTACCACGAAGACTATCTCAGGGACCCAGAGTACGGGCCCAACATCATGGGCGCGGCCATGGGACCGAAGCAGGTCTGGACAAACCCGGTCACGGGAGAGGCAGACCCCAGGCGTTACGTGCTAAATATGAGACGGCAGGCTCTCGTAGGCGACTACTTTACCCAGCTCATGAAGGAGTATGACGTAAAGGCTGGGACCCTGGGCTACGAGGACCTGGAGAACCTTAGAGCGACGAATCCAAGGTATGCCCGGAGGCTTGAACGCGCTAGCGCTCGCACCCGCAGCGCCTATCGTGATGTCATCAACGCGACTCTCGCATCTGGCCCTTCCCGGCGCGAGCTGCAGGCACCCGTTGTCAGTGCCAGCGACCCCGAGTTTCAGGCTGCGCTCATGGAGGCTGTCGGTCAGGCTGAGTACGAGGTTGAGGCTGGGGACATCAACCGTGCCGATATCAAGGCGCTACAGAGAGCAGCAGGTATTGGCCCAAAAACGGCACAGTCTATCATTGACTATCGGGAGCAACACGGGCCCTTCCAGAGTATCAGAGACCTTGCAAACGTACCCGGCATCGGGGTGCAACGGATGAGGGGGCTTACTGAATCCCTAAGGGTCATTCCGGGAGCGGACCCAAAGAAGGGTATGGACCAGGAGCTGGTGGCCAGGAAGTTCTTCGATATCATGGGGGCAAAGGGCAGTAAGTACGGGAAGCACTTTGTCGAATGGGGCAAGGGCTTCTTTACTGCCCCCTTCCGCTCCGGCAAGTACTTCTCAGCAGAAGGTGCCCTCGAACAAACAGAGGTCTCTCGCTACCTTAGAGGGCAGTTTGGCATGGTCCGGTCCCTTCTGAATCAGGAGAAGGCGCCGTTTGTCGAGTATCGCAGGACCGTCATGGAGGAGCAACGCAAGATTTCTGAGTCCGAGCAGGGCCTCCGACGGGCCCAGGGAGTAACACCTGGCAGGAGGTACCTGGAGGGGTACAAGGTGCTTGGCTCTAAGGCACTGGGCATCAATGAGATGTACCTGCCAGACCGTGAGGCCGGGCAAGCAGGTTTCATGATTCGCTTCCCCACTCAGGGAGAGTCCAGCTTTGACCGTGCAGCTCAGGGCATTACTGTGTCCCGAGAGCTTATCGAGGGCCTAGGTTATGACCCCAACCGGATGGTAGTGTCAGAGTACCTACAGGGTATGGCTGGCGGCGACTTTGACGCAGACATTGCCTATGCCCTGATGACTGGTGGGGCTCAGGTGCAAGGTAGCAAGTTCTACGACGCCGCTGGTGTAGAGCTTTCTCCAGAACGAGTACGTGAGATTGGGCGCAAGCGTGTGCAGTCTGAGGGCGCTGGAAGCCTCCCTGCTGAGATGGTTCCCGGAGACCAAGACCTACAAGCGGCCATGGAGATTGTCAGGAGAAAGGCCCTTGACTACCATACCATGGATGAGGGCAAGGTCGAGGAACTTGTTCAGGAAAACCGGGAGCTCTACAATGCAATAGGTCCTGGATTCCAGGACATGCGAAGGCTTATGAGTAGGGCACTCCAGATTCCTGGGAAGGTAGGCCAAACAGCCAGGTCTGCCGTACAGTCTATCTGGAACCGCAGCTATGGGTATACTCAGAGACCCGCCATCCCCCCCCAGGACGTCATGAGTGTTCATGCGCTCATGAATACCACTACCTGGGGCAAGGCATTTATGCGCAGCACCGGGGAATGGGAGAAAGTAGGCACCGGAACCTTGCGAAACCTTGCAGGACTTCGCAAGGAGAGTGTCGGCGCTTTTGCCGAGCTTGTACAGCAGGGAGTTGTGTCTCCCGAAGAAGCGGGTGCAATGTTCTCCGGGCCTAACCAGAAGCAGGCCCAGCAGTTTGCGATGATGTTCAAGCGATTCTCCGCACCCGAGCAGCGATACAAGATTCTTCCCCGAATGATGAAGGCTGGTCAGACACATGAGGACTGGGTAAGGGAGGCCGCCTCTGGACAGGCAATCGGTGGGCAGTGGGCAGGAGCCGTTAGTCGGTATGCAGAGAAGCACGGTGCCAACCTGTACGGAGAGTTTGGGGCCAGGAGCGTGGGCCGGGACTTGGCCGACACTCTTCTCAGGTTTAAGTCAGAGATGCAAGACAGGCTTACTGCTTTGAAGAAGGGGGCCGGACAAGGGGTCAGTATTGAGGAACAAGCAGTGGCCCTGGAAGCGTCTGGGATGGCAGATTGGCTAGCCACACCTGGTGCAGAACCTCCAGTTGCAGAGAGCCCACACCCAGAGCGAGCACCTAGGGTCCCTGTGGCGCCACCAGAGATGGGGCCGGAACCCAATCTTACACCACCAACTGAGGTGACTCAACCAGCAGCCACACAGCCTACGCCTCCGGTTGCGACTGCAGCACCTGCAATGGCTCAGTCCCCAGTTACGCGACCTGGCCAGCTTAGGAGACATCTCCAACAGGCAGGCCGACGGCCGGCAGCCGCCAGGCCTACAGTGGCTGCGCCTCCCGGTGCTCCCCCGCCTCCCAACAGGCCACCAGTTGACCCGGCAGACCCCCTGGCGGGGATGCCCGGCCCCAACTTTGACCCTAACTGGGTGCCTCCGGGTGTAGACCCCGGCGCACCAATTGTACCGCCCTCTCAGGGGCAACAGCAACGTGACCTGAACCCCCGGCAGACAGCCGGAAGCGGGAAGCCCTGGGAGTTGGGATTGTGGATGTCAGGGTCGATGAGGAAGACCCTGGATGAGGTGGCAGACCATCTGAAGCAGTGGACCCCAGAGCTTAGGGAGACCATTGCCGTACAGAGAGACCTGACTCGGGCCGAGAAGGAGATGCTGAAAGATGCACAGTCCTTCACCAAGACCTTCCGCCAGGCCCAGGACATTAGGGAGCAATGGGCAAAAGTTGGTCCACAGGGTCTGACTGCAGCAGGTGTCCCCCAAGATGTGGTTGCGACAGTAACCCAAAACATGCAACGTCTTGGCAGGAAACTGGAGAAGATCGAGAACGAGCCAGCCCTCACAGAGACTATCGGCGCTGTGGAAACACGAGACGCCCTGCAGTTCCAGTACGACCTTTATGAGGCTACCGGTGGACAAAGGGGCAGGCCGGCTCCCAAGAGACCACAGGGCATGCGTGGCACACTTGGCCAGGGCCTCGACCAGCTCCTGCAGGAGTTCTCCTTTGGCGGTGCATACTTCCGCTGGACAGCGGCCGAGCGAATCTTTGGGGGACCAGTGAACCGTGCTATGGAACAGGCACGGGGGCTTGCTGGTGCCCAGATAGGGTTTGCTACACAGATGGGGGGTACTGCACAGTCCATTATGGATAGTCCCATGGGCAGGATTATGCAGGCCCAGGCTGGCCAGCAGGCCTTCGCCCAGGGCTTCGGTATGGGCACACTTCGAGGGCAAGCTGGTATCAGTGAGATACTGGCAACGCTAGGTGGTCCCTCTGGCGCATATGGGGCCGGTGAAAGACTGGGTGCAGTTGGTGGACCTATTCTCAAGGGACTCGAGTTTGGTGCGAAAGCCGGCATTGCCGCGTCAGTGCTCGGCAGATTCGGAAAGACGCTAGGGGGAGAAAGCCTTCTAGGGCGAGGTATGATGGGAATAGGCTCTAGAATGGGCCCAATCGCCGCCCTGGCAGGTGGCGTTGTGACCGGGGGGCTTCTCCTTGGGCAGGCCTATGAACAGGCTGCCCCCGGAAATGTCTACCGGGAGCTTCTCGGTCTGGCCACAGAGCCTGAGACGCAGAGAGGTGCCTTTAGCTGGCTCAAGGGCATGGCTGGTGGGGGCTCGCCTACCAAGGGCGACCTCTCTCTTGGGACAGGGGTTGGCATGGGCTTGCGCTCGATTCTGGACAAGGACTACGCAGGCCAACTGCGCGAGGGTGTTGCGCAGTATGTGAAGTCTGGCCAGATAGAGATTGACCGGGCCAGCCTCCACATCGAAAACCTGGATATTCCAGGTCTAGACCCAGCAAAGAAGTACGAAACCTTCAGCTATCTGGCCGAGCTCGGATACGGGCCAAAGGCCGTGTACGAAGGAAGAGTAGATGAGCTGGCCAAGCAGCTCGGGCCAGCAGCCATTAGTGGGCAGCTTCCCGGGATGGCCTCTACCCTAAAGCAAGTAAGCCAGTATCTGGGGATCGGGACGGGCGCAGGGATGTGGGCCCTGTCTCCCTACATCCCAACAACAGCAGCCGGGCAACAGAACTTCCTCATGGCCTCAGGGGTTGCAGGACAACTCCAACAGATAGGAGTTGGAGTATCAGGACAAATGCTACAGCAGTACATGGGCCAGCTTGCTGGTGGGGTCACAACCACCCAGCTTGCAGCTCTTCAAGAGGCCCGGTATGGCATGCAGCCCATTGTCTCTGCCATGGGGTATACACCTGGTAGTGCAGTAGCTCAGAGAATCGGGCAAACACTTGGTCCTCAGACCGCAGCAGTTGGTGGAGCCACGGCACAGATTGCCAGCCAGTATCGCACATTCGCAGACATGCGCGGCCTTGGTCCAGAGGCTGCGGCCCGATACTATCAGGGGCTACAGCAGGAACTTGAAGGCCAAATGGTTGAGCTCCCTGACGGGCGAGTCATCTATACCCCTCCGGGTGTAACCCCAGAGCAGATGCTTCGGAGGGAACAGGCAGCCATTGGCGTTGGTGCGGCACAAGAGTATGGCTTTGCGGCAGGAAGTCCAGAAGCCATAGGGTTCATGGCCAATGCTCCATGGCAAAGCGCTCAGGGAATGGCCCAATATGAGGCTGCGGCCGGCCTTGGGGGTCAAATCTACCAGTACCTCGGCGGAAATGCCCGAGCCCTGCAGGGCCGGGTTCAGGCAATGGCAGCCCGTGGCGTTTCTCCTGCAGCTCGCCAGGTATGGGCCCAGTCTGTAATGGGCCAAGGAGCTGTGGCCAGAGGGTTTGGCATGGCCGGGGCAGTAGCCGGGCAGTTTGAGCAGGGCCTGCAGGCAGCACTAGCCTCTGGACAGATGACTCCCTTCGAGTACGCCCAGTTTGGGGAGATGGCCAACTTTGCCAGCTCTGCCCTGGGATACAGTGCGGCCCAAGGGGTCTTTGGCGCAGAGGCACAGGGGGCCGTAGGTGGGTTCCGTAGTGCTATGGGGATGCCCCTGGTGGAGGGGGCTATGCCCTTACACGAGATAGGGCCTGGTGGTGGTATCTACGGCATAGGCCAGCTTGCTTCAAGGGCGCTGTCCTGGAACCAACTACGCCAGAGCCAGGCATACCGCATGGGCACTGGCCAGTGGGCAACCTCTAGCTATGGTGGCAGAACCTACCAGATGGGCATGATAGGCCAAATCCAGCGAGCGGAACTGAAGCTAGAACAGTCCCGAGAGCTGTACGGAATGCAGGCTGCGGCTGCGGCAATGGCAGCGCAACAGCAGAGGGCCGGTATTGAGCGAGCCATGGAGAGCGCTCGCCTTCAGTATCGCCAGGGCCAGGAACGGCTGAACCTTGGTTTCCAGCAAGGGACGGAGAGCCTGGAGCAGGGCTATGCCCAACAGCAAGCGTCTTTTGCCCTAGGCCAGAGAATGTGGGGTGTCAACACCGAGTTCCAGAGAAGGCAGTTCGGTGTTCAATGGCAACAGATGATGCAGGGCCAGCGCTGGGGCCGTGAAGATATGGCGTTCAACCGGCAACAGGCTGGGGTGCAGTACACCCGTGGGATGGAAGATATCAACCGGGCCATTCGCTTCGCCTCCGGGCGCGAGAAGCAGGAGCTTCTCCGCCAGCGGGGACGTATGGAAGAGGACTATGGTGTCTCTGAGAAGCGTAGGGGTGTTGAGGAAGGGCGACAGGAGAAGCTGTGGGCCCAACAGGCGCAGGCATTCAAAGACCAGGAATCACACTACGAAGATATCAAGCGTCTAGAGACCGAGCAGTTTGAGATGCAGAAGGAGCACATGACGCAGAACTATGAGCTCCAGAAGCGACACATGCAGGAGAACTTCGACCTTTCCAAGAAGCACATGGATGAGTCGTTTGCACTGCAAATGAAGCACCTCCAGGAGCAAATGGGAGAAGCAGAGGCTATGGCGGCGATGCAGCAGGCGATTGCCGCGAAACAGCAAGAGATTGCTGAGGACGATATGATGTATCGCCTGGCCCAAATGACCCAGGAACAGAAGTACTTCGAGGAAGTGGTCTTCCCTGGCCAGATAGAGCACCAGCGGTTGCAGGACCTGACCCAAGATGCCTATGCTGCCTTCCTGAGGCAGCAGCTCAGCGATTTCTCGAAAGACGGAGACCTCTGGGGCAAGTGGGACACCCTAATTGGTCACTTCGAGAGCAGCGTCAAGAGGGATTCGAGCCTTGACAAGGCCTGGCAGAACCTTCTGGACCGCATCGAGAACCGCCTGAACCGTATGTTCCAGTCTCAAGGGGATGGAGGTGGAAGCGGGAACAGCCTGGCTGGTGGGGGGGATGTCACAGCCGGGAGTAGTTACCTGGTGGGTGAAGTGGGACCAGAGATTTTCGTTCCAGACCAGAATGGGACCATTGTCCCCAACATGGCACTCCGCAGGCTGACCGCAAGCGGATTTTCCGTCGGAAATATGAACGTCTCTATCTCGGTTGAAGGAGGGAGGCAGGACGAGAGACAACTGGCGGCCGAGATATGGAGGAAGTTTGAGGCAGAGCTGAACAAGACTGCCTCCAGGCAGAGAATGAGGGGGGGATTGTGGCAATAGAGTTTCCAACCAGCAGGGGCGGACTTTTCCTAAAGTGGGACAGTGGCTCCTCGAAGCGGTGTTACGCTGTTTTGGTAGAAGGTTTCTCTGGGCCCATCTTCGAGGGAGCAACTAGCTATGGCATATCCCTGTATGATGGACGCCTCCTGAGTTCTGTCGGCACAAGACGAGGTTTCAAACAATGGGCAGGTAGGCTTATCGTGCAGGCCCCAGACGGGACATATCCCACCATGAACGATGGCCAGGAAGACATCTATGTCGGGGACGCCAATGACCTTATGGACGCATGGCTGGCCACAGACCTTGAGGTCCTCTCATTTGGAGATGACGGATACTGGCCAGGCCAACTACGAGGGGACCTGAATCTACAGTTTGAGTACGACCCCTTGGGCACATGGGTTATTGCTGAAGTGCGCATTGTGCAGAGGTTGCCGCTATGAGTCGTGCATCCATAAGCAGCACCCTACGCGACCTGTACCTGGCAGACAGAGTGGTTGAGCCTTCAGTAATGGCGACTATCCGCAAGACCGGGCTTGACTTTGGCAATCTTCTGTACGTCGAGCAAGCAACCCTCAGTGGGATTGCCGTCAGTGATGACTACTTTGACCGTACCGGAAAGTCTGTATGGGGAGACTCTGTCCGGAATGCAGTAAGTCCCTATAAGGTGTTTCAGATGGTCTCGCCAGCTTCGTGGGGGACATCTGCTTCCAACAAGCTGTACTACCGGCACACACAGTTGGGGCAAAGCGAGAGCTGGAATTTCACCCAGACCACGGCCCCGTTCACCATCAAGCCCTACTGCAAGATTGCGGTGCACCAAGACTACCCCTATACCTCAGAGGTATACAGAGTCTACTACTGGAGCAACTCTGATTCGGGGATAAAGAGATACAAGTTCACCCCTAGCACCAACACCTGGCACACCCCAGTAACCGGAGGGTACTATCCGTCTGCACAGCGGTTCAATGCCGACCCATCGTCGGTTTCGCTGAATGCCATTCTCATAGACGGCGAGATTGTCGTAGTGGCCACTTACTATGTAGGGCCCTGGCTTGCTGTTGAGTCTCTGGTGGACAACAACGATACCTGGCCTGTCTACTGGAGGCCTACGACGAAGTGCTACCCCCTGGCCAATCCAGTGACTGACTTCCACAACATGGATGCCCAGTGGGGCGGGGTAGGCCTGGCAACTACGTCAAACATGCGGCCCTGGGGCGGGAATGCCGGCGTGGTCCTGCAAGCCCTTGGCCCGGAGAGCTCGGCCAGCATCCTGTTTCACGAGAGCTGGGCCACCAGTGCGCCCTTTGAGGTTCTTCCGTCTAGTCAGTGGGGGAACATGAGGGCTAAGGTCAGTGGGGTGAATACAATTGGAGACCGGGCCTGGGCAACAGTCACCAGGTGGGCCGTTGGAATGGATGACGAGCCCTATGCCCGGCACGTTGGGCTCATTTCCAGCCAGAACATGGTAGATTGGCGGGACGAGGGGTTCGTCACCTCAAGTGAGTTGCGAGGCAAGTTGTTCTACAGAAGTGGAGATGAGTACGTCTACCTTATCGGGAATGCCTCTGTCGCCCGTGCCAAGGCCAATATTACCATAGGGGCCGACCCTTCTTCCGAGAGGTACACCATCCCTACTATTACCTCATTCGCTGCCAATTACTCAGGCCCTGGGAGTGCGCCCGAGTTCATCGCGTCAGGGTTGGAGGATGCTGCTATCGAGGCGTTTCTCGTTGCCGGCAACGAGCTGTCTGTCGTCATAGGCGCCAGTGGGGAGACAGGGCTATTCTGCACAGCAGATGTTGTGGATGCCGAGTTGACTGAGACCTCCCTTGGTAGCGCCTATAACGTCACTGCCCTTGGCAAAACCGCCAGGGCTACCGGGTCCCTGAGCTACAGGCCCCTGGGCACAAAGATGTATGAGAGTCCCTATAGGCTGTACAGTGACTTCAACATGGAGAATCGTCAGCCTCGTCTCACGGTACGCCAGGTGACAGGGGACTGGGTGACGCACAAGTCCCCTGAGTCAGCCAGGTATCAGCTCTGGTGCAAGCAGCCCGGCCTTGCGCTGTTTCCCCACAATCTGGGAACGCCAGGCTTTCTCTTTACTACTCGATTCAAGCCCCTGGTTGCTGCGGAAGGCATTTACCTGGCCTTCTGGTACAAGGACGAAGACAATTACTACATGGCCGGGGCCTCGCGCATTTACAGCGGACCCGTGCGGATTGTATTCCGCAAGGTGATTGATGGTGTAGTTAGCGCTCCGATCACCTGGGGGACAGGACCTGACTTCTACACAGATGAGTGGTACCAAATGACGGTGGCTGCTGACCAGGGATTCATCAAAGTGCGCATTCTTCGGGAGAGTACGGACGATGAGTGGGTCCAGGTTACAGACTTTGCCGACGAGGACTGGGTGCCCCCCACCTGGCCAGATGCAAACTACCAGTTCGGCCTTGTGGTCGAGGACTTTGAGGACTATGAGGGAGCCATCAAGTATGGCGATGTGGACAGTGCAACCTCGGGCTGGATTCAGGACACCGGGCAGACGTTCCCAAAGACACTAGGAGGCAAGTGGTTAATCTGTGGCAACCAGGAGCGACAGGTTGCCACCACTAATGGTGGGGAAATCCTATATGTCACTCCAGACTTCACTTCTGTTCCCGTCCCCGGCACTCCCTATGGGGTCTACAAGCAGTTCGGCACCGGCAAACTAGCTCCCCAGTGCCTGTTTGACTGGATCTGGTTCTACGAGAACACTACGGTCTGGACCGCCATGGACATAGCCCGAAATGCCCTCGAGCTCGCCGGCATCACGCTAGACGAGGATGTGCAGGGGGATGTTTCTATCACTCCCGGAGTCTCGAATGGTGTCATGGTGAACACCAGCATTGACATGACCTGGATAGGTGACCAGCTCACAAACTCTCCTAACTACCTTGACGTGTACTTCTGGCTGACAAACAAGAACACCACCGGCCCCGCTCACTACTCTGGATTCCGGCTGAGACTTGCAGAGCTCCAGGCCGACCTGTACAGGATCACTTCTACAGGAGACACTTCTCCCAGTCCGGAGTACGTCGAGACCCATCTCGGGAAGCAGGTATACCTCCGGCCTCCAGACCAGGGGAATGACAATCGGGACATCCTCATTCGCGTTATAGGGAATAAGGACTTCATTGCGGCCTATTCCACGGGGTCACTTATGTGTGCGTTTCCGCTGGAGCACGTATGGCCCAGTGGGTACCTGGCAGTCAACGGTGTAAGTACTACTTCTTGCAGCCATGCGGAGTTCTCTGAGGTCCTCGACTCCTTTGCCTGGGACTCTGGGGAGGACCTGTCTATGGCTTTGGGAAGGCTCTTTGAAGGCAAGCAGGTAAAACTGGTTGAGAACGAGAATGGGCACCTGGGCATCAGTCGCTTTGAGGGAAGCCAGGGGTACTACAGTGGGGACTACACGACCAACCTCACAGCCATAGATGAGAAGATGTCCCTACAGGACAAGGCAAGTATCATTGAAATGGAAGTCATGGAGGACAGGGTGTACCTCCTAGACCGGGAGGCCGCAGTAGGCAAGCCGCTCCGGATGCTCCAGATTTCCAACCCGGCACTGGTCAGCGGGAAAGTGGAGGCAATGGAGGGGGCACGAAGGGCCCTGGTCCTAGTTTCACAACAGGCGTCTGAGGTATCCTACAAGCTACACGCACCAGACCCGGCACTTCTCCTTGAGGACTGGTGGACCGATGCAGACCGAAGCGAAGACCGGGCGGTCGCAGCGTTTGTATGGTCCATGTCTACCGATGAGGAGGGGAAACCTGCCATTGACTGCGAGGTCATCACCCGGCTTAGGGACTTCTCAGTAGATTCTACTACCTTCAACGACGCCAGTGCCAAGTTTGACGAGAAGGAGTTTGCGTAATGGCTATCACAAGTTCTCCGGTAGTGGCAGGTGAGTTGATTACTGCCGCAAAGTTCAATGCTATCTGGAACGACCTTACTCAAGCTGGTGGCCATGACCACGATGGAGAGGGAGGTGCGATAGACCACGCCAGCTTGGGGGAAACAGGCGCTATCTCTGGTCTGTATCACACACATTCCAACATCGAAACCCACATGAATGGGTCGGAGGAGGCCTTTGACGACAGCCCTGGCTACGACCGTGGAGTTCATGGGCACAACAGTGCGGTGTATGTAGGAGGGTCCAGTCCAAGGCAGTTTGTCATCCTCGGTGGGAAGAAGAGCAGCCCGGGGTCCTCGGGCACCATCTACTTCAGTGAGAATGGGGCATCTCCAGGGTTTGCGTTCGACGAGGTGGTTTCTGTGACCCTTACGGTACAGCACACGGCCTCAATCGAGTCCCATGCAATCGTCAATGCCATTGGCGGCAGCAAGGATAGCTTCACCTACATCGTCAATGGCACGGTACCTACATCGCTGTATTTCCTGGCAATAGGGACAAAGGTGAAATAATGGCAAAGGCAGCGTTCCTTGAGACACCATCAAGCATAGGCACAACTGTTGGCCGGGTCATGTTCGTTGGGGAAAGCACCGTCACGGTGCTTCTGACCGGCCGGACGCAATTGGTCCGCAATGTTCCTGTAGCTGCCCCCCTGACAGCAAAGGATATCCACCGCAACGACCGAGTGCTCCTCACATGGGTAGACGCACACGGCACGTGGTATGTGACAGGCATCATTGAATGGTCAGGAGCCAGGGATGCTGCAACGGCAAAGAGGCCTGAGCCACCAACGCCCAAAGAACTGGCCATCAAGCAGACGCACCGGGGCACTTACTTCGTCTGGGAGTTTGGAGGGACCCCAGCAGAGCGTATGGACCTGGACACCTACCAGGTAGATGCCAGAAGGATTGGCCATGCCTGGGGGTATGGACCCTATCCGGTACTCGAGGCCTCAAAGGAGCATCTCAGCCTATTCCCGGCAATGAAGCTGCAGGTTCGCGTTCGTGAGATAGACCGCTGGGGAAACTTCTCTCCATGGTCTGTCTGTCCGGAGCTACTTGTAGACACCATGGCCCCTGTCCCGCCCATGAACTTGACTATCGAGAGTGTGGCTGACGGGCTCCGCATTGCATGGACAGGGCCCAAAAAGTCAGGGACGCCCGACCTCGACAGCTTTATGCTGTACGTGGCAGATGATGAATACGCCACTGGAGGCTACGATTTTGTGGCCAGCACTACGGCAAGCAGCTCTCACGTGTTCATCTCAATGACTCCCGGCCGGCCCCGGTACTTTAACCTTACGAGTGTGGACCTGGCAGGCAACGAGAGCGACTTCGCAGCCAGTCCCTGGATTCGAGGGTTTGCCCGACGGAAGAAGGGCGTACAGATGGCCTACAACGCAGACTGGGAACGAAAGGTCGGGTCCTACCCTGACTTTTGGTGGGTTGAGGACTGGTTTCAGAGCAACCCCTATTCCTCCTGGAGCTACGGTGACTTTGGGTTGGGGGGAGGCAAGGGCATTAAGGTCACGTTTGGGCCCTATCTAGATACGGTACCCTCGGGTGAAGTTCAGACCTGTGACATCGTCTTTGGGCCTGACTACGTCGCGCCCATTACTCTTGCAGCGAAGGAGGGGCACCGTTTTACAGCATCTGTGTTCGTAAAGCCTAGCTACGGCACGGACTTTCTACAATCGTTGGACCCCGCCCTCATAGGACAAGACCTCTACAGCGTCATCACGCCACAGGTTTTCTGGTACAAGACGGGCGAGAGTGAGATTTACGCAACGGAGGTGGGCGAGGTTATAGAGGACGACGTGGGAGATGGGTGGATTCGCCTCTCACAACAGGTTACTACGCCTGCCGGCGCAGACGGGTACCACCCAGCCATGAGAATTACCATGTCCATAGGCGCTCCCCAAGCCTCAACGACGAACTTCAGCTTCGACCGGCCCATGTTGGAGCAAGGATGGGGGCCCTCGGACTGGACACCAGGTCTCATCCCTAGCTTTGGAAGTCCCCCACAGGGGCTCCTAATCGACATTGCGGGAATCAAGACTGCGGATGGGACCATGTGGCTAGACGCTACAGGGAAGTTCCGGTCTAGCCTGGTACCTACCACAGACAACAGCACGGACCTGGGTCACTTGGAGTCCAGATGGAGAAATGCCATCCTGGAACGCCTTCTTGTGACGGACGGGGTCAGTGCCACGGGAGTTGGTACAGGTTGGGCGCAGCTCTACGTAGATACTGCAGACGGACATCTGAAGGTCAAGCATGGCACAGACACTGCCATTGACCTGGAAGCTGGCACGGGCACTCACAGCCTTACAGACGGCGCTGTGCACACAGATGTGAATGTGGGCAGCCTTAGTAATGGGGATGCGCTCGTCTGGAACACGGGTACCAGCAAGTGGGTCAATGAGCAGCCAGGTACCGGCAGCCACGTATTGGCCACTACTAGTGGTCTGGGCACCTACCACACTGTTAGTGGATTGACGGCCGGACAGGTACTGAGGGCCACCGGAGCCACCACCGCAGCATTTCAGCAACTGTCGCACACTGACCTTGGGAGTGTGAGCGCTGACCAGCATCATGCCGGCTTTGTAGGCCTTGAAGACACAAGCGCAACGGCAGTTACTCCGGCTGCAGATGACAGGATACAACTTACAAGTGCCAACAACATTCTCAGCATTGTGGCAGGCACAAACATACTGACCTTCACTATCAACCAGGCCAACATCAGCCATGACAGCATTGCTGATGTCTCGGCCAATGACCACCATAACCAGCAGCACACCCTCTCTGGCACTGACCATACAGGAGACCTGGCCTGGACACAGATTGATAGCCTGATTGCAGCGCCAACAATCTCGCTGGGCACCGCCTATGCTGAAGGTTCTGCCCAGACCATGATTCGCTCGGATGCTACACTCGTAGTCTTTGACACAACGCTACCGACAACGATAGCTGCCGGCACGTCTTCGTCTGCTACAGGCAGCGCCTCTGTTGCCGCTCGTCGGGACCACACACACGGAATTGGTACCGCAGCGCCAAGCACAAACCTCTCAGTGAGCAGTTCTAACACTGAGGGCACTGGCACGTCATTCTCTAGGGCCACCCATGTGCATGCCATCGACTCCAGCAACAGCCCCGGTGCGACGGCTAGCATTCTGGCTACGACAGCGGCCGGGCTACTCACTCTGCAGCACCTCACTGTCTCCGGCAACTTTTCCGTCGGAAAAGTTGACTCGCATCTAATTCCCCTACTAACGGATACCTATGACCTAGGGAGTTCAACCCTCCTGTGGCGGAAAGGCTGGTTGTCCGAGATGGAAGCTATCCTGTTTGTGGAAAATACCGCATCTGTTATGGGTGGCTGGTTCATCGTTCCGCACTCATCTGGTACCCTGGCCGAGGATGTAGACGACACTGAGACAGACATCGACTTTGGTAGCTCACTCACCGTGAACGATTTCATTCTGCTTCGTGGCAACAACCAGGTGGAATACATGCAAGTCACGGCCTTTGTCTCTGGCACGATCTACACCGTGACCAGGAACCTGGATGGTAGCGGGGCCAATGCCTGGCCACAGGGACATGTATGGGTGAATCTTGGCTATGATGGGGACGGCAGGGTAGAGCTCGACGCACAGACAGGTGGACCGCGAATCTCAATGATACGCCAGGGTACCTCGTACAACCAGCAGACAGAACTTGTCCGCCTGGGTGACCTAAATGGATGGGGTCCCTACTCTACGGAGACCTGGGGCATGGCCATTGGAAACTACTCCGGTGGCGACTATCTCAAGTATGACCCGACAAACGGCCTGGTCATCGCCGGAGACGGCTCAGGCGTGACGAACATCAACGGTGGCAATATCCAGACTGGAACCGTAGACACGGACCAACTGACCGCTGATGCTGTAACTGCCGAGAAAATCGACGTCACGAACCTGGCGGCAGTAAGCGCAAGCACGGGTGCACTGACTGTGGACAACACACTTACGATGTCCACAGGCGCGGTCCTCAAATGTGGGGCGACGGCCTACGATTCCGGCACGGGCTACTGGCTAGAGTACAACGCCGGGACACCCCGCCTATTTCTAGGAAATGCTTCAGCCGGTAAACTCCTGTGGGATGGAAGCGGCCTAAAGATTTACTCTACGACCAGTGCATACATCGACCTCAGCGGGACAACTATCAGCTTGTACAACAACAGCGTAGCCACTCTCGTACTTCAAGCTGATGGAGATGTAAGGTTTGGCGAGTATAACGCTAGCAAGGCCAACCTCTTTTGGGACGCAGACCCTGGCGACCTGCTCTTGCGCAAGGGTGGTACGGATATCATAAAGCTGGAAGGCTTAACTGGTGATGCCATCTTTGGACAAACAGGATCTGGTCATGCAAATATGTGGTGGGATGCTGATGGTGGTGGGTCTACAGGCCAATTGAAGTTTAGGGCAGGGACTGGTACGGTTCAACTATACATTGACACAGACGGTTCTCTAGTGTGTGGCGCTGGTGCTATCGAACTGAATGCGTTGGGCCTCACCTTTGCCACAGGCACCGCAAGGGCAAACAAGGTAACGTGGTACGACGGTGCTACCTACTATGGTGGCATCTGGACAGCATATGGCTCTAGCATCGCAGACCTGTACCTAGAGAGCACGTTGACCACCGGGGATGCCAGAGTATTCTTGCGGGCTGTTAGTGGGGCCACTTCTAATTATCTCCAGATTGAGTCTGGCACTACAGACCGAATCACACTCTGGGTCGGCGCATCTGACGTCTTGGCGGTCGAGCAAACGACCATAAAGATACATACGGCAACCGACCTATATGCTGGAGCCGGATTGCGAGTTGGCGACACCACGAATGACCCGCCAGATAATGACGTCACGATTGCCGGGGGACTCACAGTGGGTGGGACAACGGACCCTGCTCAAGGTTATGCCCTGGTTCAGGCAGGTCTCCGTGTGGGCTCACTTGGGGCAGGGTATGATAATGACATCATCCTGAATGGTGGAATCTATGCTGGCGCAACTGACGTTGACCCTGATGCTGGAATGGTTCAGTCCAATGTGGGAATGAGTGGTTGGTTCCCTTTCGGGAACTATGCGCTCGTTGCGTATCAAATGACCACGAATGGCGGACGTCCTTACGCCGGGACCATCTCGCGTGATATGACAATCCGGTCTTGGCACCAGGCCGTTTGGGTGGATACAACAAACAACGCTAGCAACTACTGGACCATCAACCTCAAAAATGGGTCTGGAACTAATAGGTTGAGCTTCGACACATCTGCAATGAGTGCCGATGCCTGGAACATGTACTCGAGCACGGGACTCAGCACATCGCTAACTGCCGCGTCGGAGTTTATGCTGTACGTTCAAGTAGCGAAAACGGGAAGCCCTGGTGCAATCAGCTTACCGTGCCCGGCGATATTCGTGACGTAGCATGGGCCTATAGGCGCCTTGACGTTCTTATGGCAAGGTGCTATGCTGGCATGGTCGGGCCAAATAACAGAGGGAGGTTAACCATGGAAGTAGAACTTTCAACATGGCAGCGCCTGGTTCTCGTGGGGATTCTGAATGGGGTACAGGGCAATGTCGGGGAGTTAAGGAAGGCGTCTCGAGTCCTTGACACCCTGGAGATGACTGAGGAAGAAGGGAAGTCCATTGGCCTGCTTCAGTCTGGTAACACCTACGCCTGGGACCCCCACGAAAACACGTGGACTGTCACACTCACGAAAGAGGACATGAGCTATCTGAAGGGGCTTGTCGAGAAACACCCTGGATGGCAAGTAGCCAACCGTGAGGAAGTATTCGCCCTGTGCGAAAAACTCGAGGTGGAGGCGTAGAAAATGGCGATACCAGGCGAGCTCGTGCACGACTTTCTCAAGGATGCAGAAACTCTTGAGACCCCCCAGTTGTCAGAGAAGTATGGTATGTCGCACACAACCGTGAAAGAGTGGAGACTCCAACTCTGGAGGGAGGGGAAGCTGGAGTACTGGCCTAATATGAGAGTCAAGAGCACGGAACCGCAGTACCTAGACCATCTGGTCATCGAGGGAGATGTCGTAGTCATCGCTGACCTAGAAGTGCCATACCATGACGAAGAGGTAGTTTCCTATGCTGTGGCCATGGGAATGAAGCTGGGCATCAAGTCTCTGCTAATTGCGGGGGACTTCCTGGCAAACGATGCCTTCAGCCCCTTTCCCCGAGAGGAAGACTACCCATCACTCATCGACGAGCTGGTCAGTGGAGAGGCGGTGATTACGGCCCTGTTTGAGTGGTTTGACACCATCTACTACATCAAGGGGAACCACGAACAGAGAGCCACGCGAAAGAAAGAGCTTGAGTTTCTGAGGCTGCTTCAGCTTCTATGGGGGAGGCACGGGAAGCTGGTGGTCTCAGAATACAAATGGTGCCACGTAGTTTCCGACGGAAAAGAAACGTTGGTAGAACACCCGGCACAGTACCGCAAGGTCCGAGGGTCTTTGCCTCAAGAGAGGGCGGAGATCGAGGGCATGGACACCCTGAGTGGGCATACCCACCACATGAGCATGACGTTTACGAAAGACGGCAAGCACGTTGCCGGCGAGATTGGCCATGGCACGGACCCTACCCGAAGATACTACATGATGGTGAATGGGACAACCACTCACCCCAAGTGGATTCGGGGATTTGCGGTTATCCGTAGGGGATACAAATACTGGTTCCCCATAGACTTCACCGACTGGGATTTCTGGCTCGGTGAGGTCCAGCTCAGAAAAAAAAGAGACAGGGAGGTAAACGATGATTGACCTGAGTGTGCTCGGGGAGTATGCGATACTCCTGCTGGTGCCAGGGCTTGTGGAGACCAGCAAGAAGTTTGGTCTGGCAGGCAACTGGCTGTTGCTAGAATCCCTTCTTTTGGGGTTCCTCCTGGTAGGCCTGTCCCAGGCCATTATTGAGGGCTTGATTCCTGCGGTAGCGCTACCCTGGATTCGGGTGACTCTCATTGGCTTGGGTGGTGCCCTGGCCGTATCGGGGTACTACGACCTATTCAAGAAGTTCCTTACTGCAGTGAATGGGGCCTCCCTCAAATAGGCCCCTCCTACCCCTCCCCGGACCCCCTGGGTACGCCTCCGCCCAGGGGGTCCTTCGTTGGAGGAGACAGACTAGCCGTTGGGACATCCAGGACGATGCCCGGGTTTCCCGGCCGGCACAGCGGCTCCACACTCCGGGCACCGGTTCCTATCGCCAGATGTGTCCACATCGGCTAGCTTTGCCGCTGCAATGGTTGCCTTCAGCTCTAGCTCGTGCAACCGCTTCTCTTCCTCGGTCGGCTCAGGGGGCAGCACCAAGTTCTCCGGGTCCGCACCCTTGAGCATGTACTCCCGTACTCGGTCCCAGGTGAAGGGATTGATGTACGGGTCGAACATGGGCTTCAGGTTTGAGGGGTCGCTACCGTAGACCAGGCGGGTCTTGATGACCTTCGCGGCCGGCAGGACCATGCCGGGCTTGCGGACCAATTCCAGTTCGAGGGTGGCGAGCTCGCTCAATGTGTCCTTGCCCTTGCGCTCTCGCTTGCCAGGAATGGGTTTGTTTCCCTCGTAAACGTTCCGCATGTGCATGGTGATGAACACCATTTTCGCCTTGCCGGTCATCTCCAAAATGTGACGCCCCCAGAGGTCTTTAACGTCCCCCCAGTACATCCCCGACATCTTCTGGTACTGGGTGATGTTGTGCCCGTTAATGGGATGGGCCCACACCCAGTCTGCCAAGCCGCTCTCGATGCGCTCGGCGGGGTCTACGCCAATCACATCGTAGGTGCCTGGCTTAATGGCCTGCATGTGCCCCAACCATGCCAAGTAAAACTCCTGGTTGGTCCAGGTCTTGTCGCTCTCCTTGGCCCGGTCCCCAAGCTTGGCAAGTTTCTCCTCCTGGCGATAGGTCATCTCCTGAACCAGGTCCACTCGCGTAAAGCCAAAGTTCTTCTGGTACACGGCCGAGGATTGCTCATTGTCGTACAGCAGGATACGTTCCTGGGGGTAGCCAGTGGTTAAAATGAGTAGCGTCTTGCCACTCTCAATCTCCCCGGTAACAACCGTGACCGGGATTCGATAGGGGAACAGCTCTTCTTTCGTGCTCATCTTCACGTCCTCCTTGTGTGTTATGTGAGTCTGGTTAATTATAGTCGTGGACAGGCTACCTGTCAAGTGAACAGGGGGGCGACTGTTCCCTTTGACAGTTGTTCGAAAATGAGGTAGACTGCAACCAGGAGGTGCGTCATGGAACTTTGCCTCTATCCGTTCCTTGCAATGGGGCTGGCTCTCGTTCTGTGGGCCAGCTTCATGCCGCCCGGGTACGTGCCAAAACCAATAAGAACCAGGAGGGTCCTTATCCTCCTGGTCCTCATTGCAGTCGGCCTGGTAGCCGTCTCGATTGTCCTAAATCGACCACTGTAGCCGGTGTATCGGTGTGTGTTGGTGCTATCCAGGTAGCATTTTGCGCCCGAGTCCTTCCAGTAGGGGAGTGGGGTCTTCAATCCCCGCCTCCAGGACACCGCTAAAGAACCGAATCCCTTCCTCTGTTAGCGAAATAGAGTGTGTGCCCTTTTCCTCGGCGTATCCCATACGGACCAGGCCACTCCGCCACCGGGAGTACATTTCCACGCCATCGTTTCTGCCAGGTGTAGTGAACCTGGGCGCCCATAGGCGATAGGCCAAAGACCCCCCGTTCACTGCGGCATCTGCCCACTCCAAGAGAACCTCTGGGGGTGGACCAATCACGCGGACCTGGCGAGTTGGCCCTGTGTGTACCTCATAGTTATGAGACACCCCAATCTGACCATCGTTGTTCATGTCTGCATAGAAGGTCTCCTCAATAGTCAAGATGAGGCTGTCCCGAAATGCACGCCAGGACCACCAGGCCAGGGTACCTAGAATTGCAAGGCCGGCCATGAGCTTGTGCACCCAGGCGTCCCAACTCAGGGCCCAGGTGACCAGGCGCACGCCGACGAGGACGACCAGGCCGGCACTTAGGGCAATGCCAAAAATGACGAACATGTTCCCTAGGTAGTCTGGTGTCCTCTTCCGCGATTCCAGTTTCGACTGGAGAGCCAGGCTCTCCTCAAATCTACGGGTGCGTTTCACTATCTGTTCCCCAGCATTAGAAGTACAGCGATCCCAACAGACAGGTTAATGGCAACCAGGATTAGCCATCGAATATCGATGGCCATGAACCATGATTGCTTTGAGCTCCGCAGCTCCCGCTGCAGGTCCCTGCTTTTCTGTTCGGTCTCCCTGTCAAATACAAACACTACAACGTCTCCTCGTGTAGTATGGGTGGCAAGATAATCCTCTTGGGCATTCCCTTGCGGCACCATCCAAATCCTTCTAACAGCTCGGGGACAGTGAGCGTCCCGTCAAATAGCAGACTTGCCTCTGCTGGATTCAATGCAAAGCTCGTCTGCAAATTGAGGATGATTCCTACCTGGTAGGCCCCATCCCAAATCTCCAGCGCACGCTCTCGCGCAATCGACTGGAGTGTTTCGTGTGTGTCAACCGTCCACATAGATGACACCCCCTCTCCGGAACCATTCTGCCTCTTGCAGATGGGGGAACATCTCGTAAATCAGCCTGTTGGATTGGCCATTGGCCTTCTCTAGGCTGTTCACCTGCTCCTCTGTGAGACAGATGGCACTTAGTGTGACTTCTTGAATCATGTTGTTAATGGTAATCTCACCTCCGTTTCCATCCCAGTCACGATACTTGGCGACAAGGGCCCCTTCGTTGTTGGCATGTACTTTCATGGTTCTCTCCTGTGGAAGATGACGAAGGCGCCTGGCGGCGCCTTCATGATTCTACCACGGATTCGGTTCGCGGTCAAGGGCCGATAGGCCCGTTTTGCCACGTGTCATCAGCAAGCGGTCTCAGTGGCCTACCGGTAGCACGACCTCTAGAGTATCCTTCCGCTTGCTCCTCGTTGCTTACCCTTGCGTACAGTCCGGCTCTCATCCTCGTTTTGCCTGGCTGCATGGTTCGGTTGCTACTTGCTCTTCTTCTTCGCTGGCTGCGACTTCTTCTTGGCCGGCCGCTTCTTTGCCGGAGGCCGAGAGCGCCTGTTGTTACACATCTCCAGGTAGTCCTCCTCTGCCTTTTTTCGGAGCTCTTCCTTCCGCTCCTCCGTTAATTCTACCACAGGTTTCCTCCCTCTGCAACAGACGTAGATCCTACTTGCCCAGTCTTATCTTGCAGCTACGGCACATCCCTATGGTCTTGATGAGGTGTACATCTCTGGGGGAAAATGTGACCTTCTTACACTTGGGACAGGCCAGCTCCTTTGTCTTTGCCGTAAACACTTTCACCTCGGCCCTCCTTCATACGCGCACGCGACTGCCTCTGCGGGTATTTTGTTACGGTTGAAGCTCCGATGCCTGTAGTGCTCGCACCGGTAGAACGGCTTGGAGATGCAGGACTTCCTCTTCAACGGGCAGGAAGACACATGCACCCGGCCATACCCTCTGCGGGTATCTTGCCACTCATAGTAGTACATCTTGAGCATGAATATCTCTCCTTTTCCGACGGAAATTCACTGCACTCTTACAACAAACCCGTCTTCTACCCAGGCCTTAGCGTACCATCGGTGCGGCTTTGGGTAGTGAGGTCCCTCTAGATAGACAATGCCATTTTTTGGCTCGTTGCCGCCAAATGGCCCGGGCTGGAATATGGTGACGCCGGGCCCATGGTCGTTAAGATATGCTTCCACTGCTGCCTTGAGGGCCTTCTTAGTCTTAAAGTTAATGTGCGTGTACACTTCAAACTCCTTCCGATTGAGCTACTGACCTGTAGTAGCAGGTGGGTGGACTTGAACCACCTAGCACACCGTCCTCGGGATGCTGCACACCTTTCTATTCTGGTTTGGATCTCCTTGAGCGGACCTTGAACAGAACTTGTGCACCTGCATGTGGCCCGGGGTAGGGACTTTCACCCATTCTGACTTTCGGTGGAGGACTCACTCCCCCGAGTTGCGCCTATCACGCTCCCGGTTCCTACCCAATGTGTGTACACTTTAGTCTTCTTCGTCTTTGGCTTGGAGAACGGACAGCGTTATCTTTATCAGGTTGCGTTGTGCATTCCGTTCGTGCTGGTTTCCGTGCTGCTGGCCAAGCAGCCAGTCTTGCACGAACAAAGGGGTCCTGGTAACAAAGGCGAAGTCAGCAATTGCCCGAATTACTTCAAGCGGGTCCCCACTTGTGTCGATGCCCATGGTGCCGCAAATGGTGTCTACCACATCTTGGTGCACGAAGAACCACTGGATACGCTCGACATCTGGATGCTTCTCTCCTTCAACCCAGCCGTAGTCATTGTATTCCCCTGCTATCAGACTAAGTACCTCTCGTGCCCGTTCCGAGAACACCATCCTCCGCTGTTCCAGAGGAAGGTCCCAGTCTTGTATTTTGGGCTCCTTGTGCAGCAACCTCAGAAGCTCGTATGTGCTCCGTGGTGGCGTATACGTTTGTCCCCTCAGGAGATTCGTATGGTCTGCCCACCGGACCACAACCACCGGGTCTCCCCAATGAATCGCTACCCGTGTTAGCGCACAGGTCTCGTCGAAACAACCCATCCTAAGTACCCTCCGCTTCTGTTTGAAATTTGTAGAGCAGGCCAGGCAGGACTTGAACCCGCAACCTACGGTTTTGGAGACCGTTGCTCTGCCAAATTGAGCTACTGGCCTGTGTGGTGGGGGGTAGGGATTTCCACCCATTATGTTTTCGTCGTGCTCATGGGCACAGCGAGTCCGCCTATCACGTTCCCCCTCGTACTACCCGAACAGGCCCCGGTTTGATGACGATGCGGATACCTTGGACACAATGGTGCCGTCCCTCCCATCTATGGAGGTCCACTTATCCACCTTGTATCCCATCTTCTCCAGCTCTCGTTCCTGCGCCGGGGTAAGGGCCAAGTCCTCGCCACCTGCCAGGATTGCAAGCAGGCCACTCACGTAGTCCCCTGAGGACTTGATAAAGAACTCCCCTGCCAGTTTCTTGATGAGCCCCATGCTTGCCTCCTAGTAGTCCTCAAAGGGCCGCTTTCGCTCATTGTACAGCTTCAACGCCTGCAGGTAGTGGGAGGGAAGCCCTCGCTGGGCTCGGCCTGGCAGTGTCAGGATGTACGTCTCTATTACGTCAGGCTTGTACTCCCACAGCTTCATGAGCGCGGCCCGGACCTGGAACTCTTCCCCCTCCTCCATGTGGCATTGAGGACATGCCTGCACAATGTTGATGGGGTGCTGCAGTTCCAGGCAGTCTGGGCGCCGGGCCCATAGGTGGTGTGATTGCGTTGGTTTCCTACCACACTTACCGGGACACCGTTGTCCCTGGTTATTCTGCTTTCGTTTGGTACGGTACTTCTCAGCCCAAGTTGATTGTCGGCTCTGGCGGCTCATCCCCCCACCCTTCAAGGGCATAGTGCTCGGAACCCACGCTGTGGAGGTAATCTTTCACCCTATGCACAAGCTCATCGGAAAGAAGCTCTTCCCAGAAGGTAGGTGTTATATTGTCAAGAGCACTGACCAGGGCCTCGACAACAGACCGCCCTGTGTAGCACAAGTGGGTCAGCTTGTCTATTGCCTCAGTCGGGTGAACATCTAATGGCATGTTATTCCTCCAGAGATTTCAGCAGACGTGCCACCTCTTCGCTATCCCGCAGCAGCCGGGCTGTTGCCAGCTTGCGCCCGAAGTCCACGCTGAGGCGCTTCTGCTCGCCATGCCGGCAGTACGCCGCGCCGGCCTCCAGGGTCATGTAGCCACCGGGAGATACAACAGAGCGCACCGCAACGGTCAGTCGCTCGCTGCCCATGCGGTCGGCTTCGCGCACGAGGTTCGCCGGAATAGGGCAGTGCCCCTTCCAGGCTCGCCCGGGCCAGTAGTGGATAATGCGGATATCGTTCGTATTTGCCTTGCCTGTATTCATTTCCCCTCCAAGAGTTTGTCCCGGGCAGGCCACCGGAGCGATGTTGTCAGTGAGAGGACCCCAAGGCCCCCCTTCTCGTACCCGTTCCACAGGTAGATGAGGGTCCCAGCAACGGGGTCTACACATCGCAGAACTTTCGTGATGTAACCCCCCTCGTCTACCAGGTTCAGGGTCTTGCATGCCACGCCCTCAAGTCCAGACCCATCCATATCAGACAGCACCTCCTCCTGACTGGCGGCACACGATACCAGCAGCCCGACTATGGCTAAGGCCATGATGATGCCCAGCCCGACGAAGAAGTAGTCAAGGATGGTACGCTCTCGCTCGTCCATGCTAGCTCCCGTACCCATCTGTCGGCTTCTTCTGCCGGCGTCGAGCGTCATCTCCACGAGGGCTTACAGAAGTCTGTGTCTCGCTAGGCTGCCAGCCAGTGCCCCCGCAGGTGCCACATGTCACCGAGTGAGTCCCCTTGCTGGTCTTCACCTTCAGGCGCTTCTTTCCGTTGCACATGGGGCACCGACACGACTTGCTCATCTTACTCGCTCCTTTCTGTAGTAAAGGAATCCCCCCCACACCAGGAGGACTAGAACGCCAGGCAGTGACACACTTATCCCTAGCGCTGCGGATATGACCTGGCCAAGCGCAAGGCCCAGCCAACAAACTGTCTCAGTGACCAGAACCGCTTGTTCATTTCCCATAAGATTGCGCTCCAGTAAGGATGATACCCTTCAGTTTGGCCCCCTCTGTCCTGGCCCCCTGCAGGTTGGCACCGACCAGGTTAGCCCCTTCCAGGTTAGCCCCCTCCAGGTTGGCCCAATTCAGGTTGGCCCCGTACAGCCTGGCCTCGGTCAGGTCCGCCCCACTCAGGTTGGCCGTGTACAGCTCGGCATGGCTTAGGTCGGCATGGACCAGGCTGGCCCCCTTCAAACTGACCCCACTCAGGTCGGCATGGACCAGGCTGGCCCCATGCAGGCTAGCCCCACTCAGGTCGGCAGCCATAAGCCTCGCGTAAGACAGTTGGGCCCAGACGAGCTTTGCATTCCTCAGACTTGAGTCATGCAGAAGCGTTCCTCCAAGAGCGGCGGCAATTAGGTTAACCTTATCCATGTTTAATCCGGACATATTGGCCCGTCGAAGGTCGGCGTGGGCCATGCTGAGGCCATTCAGGTTGGCTCGGACTCTAATTGGTAGAAGGCCGGCCTGCATAGCCCAGTGTATGTAGGCACGCAGGAAGGTGTCTTCAAGGAGTTTCCTCCACAGTTTGCTGGCAACTTCCCACTCTCCCCACAGGTCCCCAATGTCAATTCCGAGTGGGTACCGTGTCCTGAACTTGGTTCTGGCCTCGTTACATGCAGCAAAGTTGCCTAGCACCTCATCCGTAATAAGCATGTTGCCTCCCTGTCTAACGGACTGCCCCCACAACCTCCGGCAATCCACTTGAGGTATCGACGGTCTCCGCCAATACCACCCGGATATTCTTGTTCAAGATTTTGTAGTCGTAGGTCTTGACATTGGGGGTTTCAGTGACGGCGGTGTACGCAGTAACCACGTAGTTGTTCATCTTGGAGTCCCGTATATCTACGGTGTAGTCTGCGCCAACCACCGGCTCGTTCAGAATCCCCAGGCCCTCTTTAAGCACGACGACATCACTGACCGTGAAGGTTATCAGCCACTTGCAATCAGACTGATAACAGAATAGCTTCGCGGTCTTGAGAGTTCCGCCAACCTCATAGATGATGGTGTCAGCGTACTTCCCATGGTAGGGCTGGGCAACCTTTGCACCTACTGCAAAGGCCAGGGCAATCACGGCCAGGATTGCCAGCAGAATCACAATGCGCCCAGCGGTTGTCCTGCTCCACTCTCTCATTTTGCCTCCTTGAACATTTCTGTATGCTCTTTTCCATCTATGGCCTTGCCCGACAGGGCCTGGCCCACCTTTCCATCAGTGGGGTGCCATTCTCCCCATTGCTTCCAGAAGAAGGGGATCTCCATGTCTGCGCACTGGTCACGGAGTGACCTTGCCCAATCAGGATGGGTGGGCCTTGCGTTGTGTCCAGATTCTCCACCTGCTGCGACCCACCCAATTTTGCCCTTGGCCTCCTTAGGTAGGGTCACTGGCCCAAGAAGTGGCTCGATGCTCAACCACCGGTTAGGGAGTGAGGTAATGTCCATCAGCAAGGGAAATACCCTGTTTATCGTGTTCTGCCCGGTAATGGTTGTGCCAAGCCATGCCCTGTGGGGCATTGGATACTTTTCGAAGAAGCGCATCATGTGGACTGGCCACTTACTCAGGAACAGCCAGACGTGGGGAGTACCCCGCATAGCAAGCATCTCTGGCAACAGCCACTTATCCGGATGCGGAGACGCTGGACTAAAGCCGTCCCCCAAGTCATTGACGAAGATGACCCGCCTCCTCCCGTCAAGCCACGGCTTATCCGGGCGGGGTTGGCCCCTGAGGTCTGGCCATGCGATGGCCTTCTCCAACCTGCCCGGAAACATTGCAGGCTTGAGGAACGTCTCTGGCCAGCCGGTCCAGCCTGCCCACCTTCTCACCAAAGTTGCGGCGTAGCAGTGGTTCTTCTCTGCATCCTCGCTGAACAACTCACAGCCCGGACAACCTACCACTGGATTGATGGTAGAATCGCAGTACTCAATCCTTGTCTCTTTCCCCATGCTGGCTCCTTTCCCGCATGCTCATTCAGCTAAAACCACCTTTGTCTACGTTGTCCTATGATATCAGACATATTGTTTGGCAGGCGATTCATAGACCTTGGTGCTATTCCAGCTTGCACGCCAAAACACACGAGGCCCAAAGCAGTCGTAGCATAGGAACCACCAACCCCGGCTCGTCATGGTAAACGTATCTTTGCCTTCTACTGGACGCCCTGGCTTTCGTTCTCCGCAGTTGTCACAGATGCTAATGCCTGACGTTTCTGGGTCTTCTGTTTTGATTACCTTCATCACGATTTGTCCTTGTGCAGACTGTGACCGCCCTTGGCCACACTTCTTGCCACTGTCTCACGCCGGCTGGCCTCTTCGTACAGATTGCACGTAGTGACCCTATGGCAGGTCCGGCACTTGGGCCAGTTCTCCTGCCACCAGTCATAATTGAGCTTGAAGGCATCGTAGAACTCCGAGGCCTCAGTTGTCACCCGAAGCCGGATGGCGTCGATGTTCTCAAGGAAGTCGTTTAACTCTGCCAGTCGCTTCTCCTGGACCTCCTTGACAGATGACGATTCCTCAAGCAGGGTGGAGTGGAATCTGCCACTCCATCCCTTCTCCCTTGCCCGTTCTTCCCAGGCTGCCTTTTCGTGGCAGGCTTTGTCCCAATCTGCCTGCGAGTGTTCCCAGGCAGTTTTTAGGACCTCCTCTGTGTACTTGAACGATTTCTCCAGGTCTAGACTGAGCTGGGCCATGTATCGTGCCTTTGTAAGAAGCTCCCCACCCTTGGCAACGTCATAGAGAGTCTTGTGTGTCCCTATCCAGAATGTCCTGAACAGCCGGTTGTTGGGTAGCTTCACCCTGCGATACAAGTAGCCATAGAGTTTTCCATCCGTCACCTGAACCGGGTAGGGCTCGGCCGGACGAGGGGGCGGCAGGCCGTCACACATGCCCAGGCAGATGCCCATTTGCTTCTTGCCGCCCGCGTGGTAGTCGGGCCAGCCCCACAGCGCTTTCGTGCATGAGGAGCAGGTTCTCGCCAGCCACATTGCTCCATCTGCGGCTTCTTTCATGATTCCTTGTCCTCGTCAGCCTCTTTGTTTTTGGCCATTTCCTCCTGAAGGGCAGCTACGAGAAGCAGGCCGTCTATGCACCCCAGTAGGCCCCTAAGAAAGTCCAGGTCCATCTGTAACAGCATGTAGGCCAGGGAGACAGACTCATAACCAACCTCATGGACGAAATCGGGGTTAGAAGCACATGCAAAGGTGGCAAGTACCCCTAGATGCTGGGTGGCATTTTGCACCAGGGAAGACTCAGTATCTTTCCTGACTTCAATCAGCTTTCCGGCGCCCATCAGGAGCAGTGTGGCCTGAGTGTCTCCAGCCCCCTCGGCCATGTGGTACAACCGCTCGCTCAGTTTATGGTCATGCTTGTTCTTCACCACGTCACCTCCACAACATTTGGTTCTGGAATGTACCGCTTCCACGCATCTGACGCATCGCGCAGCGAGGAGAGCACCTTTAGTGCTTCAAATCGCCCTCCATTCAGCCAGTTAAGGATGCCCTGCAGCTCACCATTGGTCAGGCCATTGCTCCTGCATGGGTCCCCGTCCTTGGTCACGAAGGTGTCTAACTTTCGGCCCAACAGAAGGGAAAACACTTCCAGGCGCTCTTGCCGACCTGACTCACCACTAGGAAAGACGGGTGCGATTGTGGCCCACAGTAGAGCCAGTCGCCTACGGTCTCGGGCATGGGTGATTTGCGTGTAGGCATAGGGGTTCATGGCATTGCGTTGGGCAATCTCCCCACGCAACGCATTGACTTCAGCCACCATCTCTTCTACTTGCATCACTCCCACCAACCCTTTCCCCACGTTCCACTTTGGAACGGCTCGCAACTATCCACACCCCAGCACTGCGCAAAGTACTGGCACCTTGGCGTTGCCATCTTCCTCTTACGGTCCTTGTTCACACTCACACACAGAAAATTGTGAGTGTCAGGTGTGGGCCAAGGCCTTCGGGGAAGAATCTGGCTACGCTTGAACTTCTCCAGCTGTCCCTCATACTCGAGCATGCGCTGGTCAAAGCCCTCGTTCCACCGGTCTTTTCCGACGGAAAAGCTGTCCCACCCGCTCCACCACTCATTCTCTACCCATGCCATGGGCAACAGGTCGCCCTCAGGGTGCATGTCCCAGGTGAATAGCTCCGATGCCATGGTCCCGCGCAACACGTAGAACAGCACGGGTCTTGGGCGGGTGCCGTACAGCTCCTCCCACATTCGTGCATACTTCTCCACCTGAGCACAGTTGTGGTCCTTGGGGAACTTGCTTCGAGTGGCCAGGAAACTGCTGTCTGCAGACCGAACGGTCTTGACGTCAACCAACCATGGTGAATCTTTCTGGTCGGTTAGGACGTTGGCATCTACAATTAGGTCTGGACTACCGCACCAGTCCCCCACCTTCAAGGAGGGCTGGTAGTCAATAAGGGCATTGGCAAAGTGAAGGGCCTCCGCCACAAACCACTCAAACAGATATCCTACACGAAAGTCTAGCAGGAGCTCCTTGGGATGTGGCAGGTCTTCCTTGAGCTTTCCTCCGTCTGCCCAGAAGTCGTAGGCTGCCTTGCGAGCGCAAAGCAGCAGAGAGCTTGGGTGCAAGCATTCGGTCCCCCGGTCTGGCCCATGCTTGTCCAGGGTCACGGGTTCCCCGCCACGGTCTAGGTGGCGGTCGTACAGGTAGAGCGCCTGTGCAATTGGATTCATGTTACCTCCGATGGGTTCATTCTACCACAAACCAGAACGCATGTCAAGGGTGGTTTTCCTCTTGCGTTCCGGCCCTTCTTACAAGCAACAGGGCCCATGCCCACCCTCCTAGCACCTTGGCGAGAAACATGGGCAGGACCACGACAGGGCTGACGGTCCCGAAGGCTAGCCAGGGAAACACAAGGCTGTCCACTAGCGCTGCGAATGCGTTACTGGCCTGCACCCGGCCCCATCTTGTATAGCCCAAGTGCCGGGCTACAGAGTATACCACTGTGTCTGTAGCCCCTGCTGAGAGAAAGGCGACAAAGGATGCAACCGCTATCAGTCCTGCGTCTTGGTTTAGCAGATAGGACAGCAGTGACCCTGTGTACACAAGCACCAGCATTTTCCACCACAGGTGCTTGCCTTGCCATGCCTCGTGCAGATTGTCCCTAGATGTCAGGTCCAGCCCAATCCAGGCGAAGGCGTTAAAGGTAGTGGCAATGGCCAGGGTCTTGGGCTCTGTGCCAAACACTGTGGTGAACCAGGCAAGGCCCAGGTTCGCCGCAACGATGGCAGCGAGGTACATTACAACAAATTTCCAACGAACGATGGCTTGCCAGCAGAGACCCAGCGGCTCCATTGCAATATGTAGCGCTCTGGATGCCTTGCCCATGCAGTCCCATCGACGCTGTCTGGGTGAGCCCTCAGCCGGCTCGCCCGGTACGTGCTGTTCACTCTTCCGTAGTGTGTCCACTTTCCTCTCTCCCTTGCTTCCAGGGTAAGTCTTGCCGCGTGCGGCCCGAGCTTCCACTTAGTTGTGCCCCCCACAAAGAGAGCATCCATTTGTTCCCATGGTACAGCCAGATGCTCCATGCCATCCTGTCCTGCAAGAGCAACTGGAAACCCGAGAGCGCGAATCCTCTCAGACCAGTCTCCAAAGCAGTTGAGGGTCTGCTGGGCGTTACCCACGACATCGGGAGCAACGACAAAGAGGCAATCTCCCGTGCCATGCACGTCAATGATTCGTTCCAGCGCTCGAAGGAATCGCTCGGGCTCGAATCGCTTGGTAAAGCATTCATTGTCCACCCCATATCTGAGACCGTGAAGCCCGGACACTGTGGCGGTTCTCCTTGGTGTCAGGAGTAGGCCATAGTAGTCCGGGCTCAAGGTTCCTATGTGTCGTAAGAAAGCCGTAGGGTTTCCTGGAAGTAGTAGGAGCATTGTCGATACCTCTTCTTTGCCAACTTCCGAATGCGCCTGATTGTGCTGGGGCGCAGCCGGAGCTTGTTGCCCCAGTGAGGGAGCATAAGGAAATCCATGGCCTCCTTTCGCCATATAGATATCAGGTTCCACTCTTCCTGCCCGCGATAGTACCTGGGCTCCAGGTCGCGCAGACACCGGTAAACCATGGCAATAAACAGCCGGTCCCACGGGTCTGCGACATCCTGGAGGTTTCCCACTTCCAAATGGTTGAAGTTCTTCAGCGTCTTGCTCACAATCCCCTCAGATTCTGACCAGCAATCCTGGAGGTAAACGACATCTCCTCGATGCGGTCCACAATGCGCGTCTCAAAACGCTGGCGCAAACCATCGGGCCCAATGTTTGACGTGATGAACGTCGGCAAATCTTCCCCATGACGGTAGCTGATGAGCTGCCACAATATTAGGCGCTTGTCATCCGACTCCTTGCGCCCGGAGCTCTCGCTTCCC